CCAAATAATAATGAGCCTATTCCTTTTGCTCCACTAAGTAAAGCAGAGCCACTTTTAACTCCACCAGTTAACCCCAAAGCATTACCAAAAACACTTCCAGACAATGCTTTTTCAACTAAACCGCCAGTTTTAAATAAAGATCCAGCACTACGAAGAGCACCAATAGCAAGTACCCATTTCATCACAGAACCGGCACCTTCGCCAAAAGCACTAGTAAGTTTATTAACTGTATTTAATAAAGTGGTAAGAAGATCAACACCTGCTTTAACAACTACATTATTGGTAAGCCCCATAAGGAACTCATTCCATGCATTTTTTAATCGAGCTAATTTTGATTCTAATGACTCTTGTGTTTTACCAAACTATTCAGCAGCCGCACCATTAGCATTATACGCCGCACCAACAAGTTCTTGCGTACGAGCATAATCTGATAATAATGCAATAAAACGAGATTGCTAACGAGAACCAGCAGCCTACGTAGCAATATAACGTTGTTGTAACGAAGTTAAACTATCCCATTTCTCAGCCAGTTCCATAAAGATATCATCAATACCAACTTCGCCCAAGAAATATCTATTTAAATCAATTCCAGCAGTACGAAGAGCTGTAGAAACCTTATTGACGTCAATAAGTTCTCCTTCTTCATCTTGCCCTTTTAATTCGCCTTCATTAACTAATTTTTTAACTTCTGTAAAACGAGCAACAACCGTTTTTAAAGCAGTACCAGCAGTTTCGGCAGATTCACGTGTAGTTTCAATAATTTGCGCCAAAAATGCAGCAGTTGTTTCAAATTCCATCCCAGCGTTATGAGCCAAAGATGCAACCTTAGTCATAGCTGTAGAAATTTCATCAACATTAGAAGCAGAAATTGCAGCCAATTTTGAATAAACATCATCAACGCGTTGTGCATTAACTTCGTTTAATTCCATATTAAAACCACGTAATGCGTTAGTCATACGGTCTGTTGCTTCAGCTGCATCAAGACCAGCTATACGAGCCATCTTTAAAGTTTCAACTGATAATTCATTAACTTCTTGTGTAGTTAAACCTTGCTGATAATAAAGCGTAGCAGCTTCATACGCAGCTTTAGTTGTAACGCCAAGTTCATTCGCGCGCTTAGTATATTCAGGAAGTTGTTTCCACATATCTCCAACAGAGAAATCAGTAACAACTGCTGTTTCAGTCATTGCTTTATCAAGTTCTTTAATTGTTTCATAGGCACCGCGAATAGCCTATCTAAAAAGATTAATAGTATTGGTTAAACCAAAGAAATATTGAATACGAGATTTAAGTGCAGATACATCTCGCATACGAGCATCTAACTATTCTTGTGAAGTGCTATTTTCTCTTACATCCTATGTATTTTTTTCAATAATTGCCGAATTATCATTTATTACATCAGATGCAGCCTAAACAGTCTAAGTTAATCCAGAGGCAATTGATTGTTTAAAATCATCTACTGCCTATTTTGCACCTTCTAAATCTTGTTTATATTTAGATGTATCAAAACCAGCACTATTTAAATCCTAAAATAATTTTGTTAATGCTTGCGCTTTATCTTGTCCAGCTGTCTAATTTAATCTATCAAGTGTCGCCTAAAATTCAGCTATTTTTTGCTAAGCACCATTAACAGCATTATCATAAGATTTTAACTAAGTTTCAGCAATTTTAATAGCATTAGCCTACTAATCATAAGCATTTTTTGTTGCTTCTAATTTAATAAGAGTATTCTATAATCCTTTAGCAGTAATTTGATTAGCTTTTCTATCACCATTTGCTACTGCATTATTATAGTCCTCTATATCTTTTTTAGCCTACTTTATTGCTTCTTCTAATTCTTTATAATCTGATATACTTTGTTTTACACCACTTGCAGATGCTATTTCTGAAATTGATTTTGCTGAATTTTTTAAATCTTCTACAACCTAAGCCTAATTATCACGCTATGCAGTCCTACCTGCTAATTTATCCTACCATTCTTGAACTTTTTTTGTAGCACTAGTTAATGTAGATTCAATCTATTTAACAGTTCTTTCATAATCTTTAATCGCATTTTCTCCAGCAGTAATACTTTTTATAGCATTATCTGGAAATAATTTTTCTAAAGATTTTCCAGAAAGACTCCCTAAATCTTTGATTTGTATCTATAAAGTTTTAAATAAACTTGAAATTTTACTAGCAGAGTTTTCAATTTTACGAGTATCTATTTTCCCCGTAAGATCTTTATTAGTTAAAACTTCAAAATTCTAAACTTCTTTAGATAATTTATTAAAAGTATCCTATAAACCTTTAGTGATATTTTGCGGTAAATGTAAGCCATTAAGAGTACTCTAAATCTAACTTAAAGCCCCTTTCATTTGATTTACATTCATCTGCGCATCAAATGTTAAAGTAAACTTCTGTCCCGCCATTTTTACACCTCATAAATAAAAAATCAGCATTAGCTAAACTAATGCTGACTATTACATATCACTATCTATATCATCATTTAAGAAGATAAACTCAGCAACATAACTATTGTGTCTATCTCCTTCTGGCACGCATTCCGCTTTAAAGTTTCCAACTACCGGATTCGCCTGCGAGCCTAATTTCATAGATAAGCCAGACATTAATTTTAGCTTTGGAATTTTAATAATTCCTGTTGTAATAAGTCCAGACGTATCGTCCTTTACTCTCGTTTTACCTTCTAATTCAACGAAGGTCCGTAAAAATCTTTGCCCTATTTGAGCGACACTCGCGCCGCCAGTATAATTATATCTATATTTTATAACAACGTCGGTATGATATGTTCTTATCTATGGATTTCTACCAATTTTTGCCCAAGATAATTTTTCACCAGTTTCTTTATCATAAATAAAAACTTGATCAACAATTTCTTCAGCAGTTACCAAATTGCCGGCGCCGTCACTTTCTAACTCTTCAACTTTAGTTACTAATATAGGTTCTTCTTCTGCATAGTTAATAACTTTTGCATTATTTAATAATCCAAATTGAAGATTTGAAAAAACTCCTTGTGAAAAAGTTAAATCCATTTCTCTAGTGGTTTCCCAATAAACTAAACCACGATTATCATAACCACCACGCGCGGCCACATAATCTCGAAATTCTTTTAATCCGGCCACCTAAATCTTATCAAAATAAGCAATAGTTTCACCAGGTTCAAAAACTTTTCCATCTGCTTCTACTTCCTAAGTAGCTTTTAAATGAACTTGCTCTAAAGTTTTAAAAGATCCTAAACTTTCATCCATACCTTTTCCTCCTAATAGAAATAGCGGAGAAGTTACCTCCTCCGCCATAACTTTTCTTATTTAATTAACCAGCACTGACAGGATCAAGATCATACTGCACAAGCTTCATCATTTCACCATCTTCAGGACGAAGAACGGTAAGACTCATACTGAAGGTAGAAGGATCGCCTTCAGCTTCAAGAGTAATGGTATTCTCAGCAGTCATCTTAGCCTTCTGAATAACAAACTAGAAGAACTGGTCACGACCATCGATATCGGAACGAGCATAAGTGTCACCAGTAACATAATAGGTACCTGGGAAGGTATCGCCAGAAACAACGATTTCCTTAGTAGTGGCTTTGACACCATAAGTAAACATCATTTTCTGTCCAGCATAGCTAGAATACACAGCGCTTGCTGCGGCCGCCTTAAGGTCTGTATCAGTGAAATTACTGTCAAGCACAACACCGGCTTCACTAACAAGCTGAGCACCTGGGAAATTAGTTTGATCGTATAATTTAACACCAGAACTTGCTAAAGTCACCATTCCAGCAGGAGCAGACTCATTTGCACCAATATAAATCTTTTTACGAGCAGAACCCATGTTTGCATCATAAACGTCAGCAGTAAAATACTCTGGGAACTTGCCTTCAGAATCTAAACGCACAACTGCGGTATGACGGATATACTTATTACCAGGGGTAACAGTACCATCACCAAGCATAATGGCCATGGATTTTGGACTAAACAGAGCATCTTCAATGTTAATGGTAATTTCCTTACCATAGTCCCAAGTAATCAGTTTAGGATTACCTTTACCACCACGAGCATCAACAGTTTCAGCAGTCTGCTCGATTGTAGACACTTTCAGCGTATCAAGAAACAGAACAGGCTCAGCTGGTTTACCATCAGGACCAATCTTGTAGAATGTCACGTCGGCAACTTCTTTAATGCCATAACGATCTAAAATACTAGCCATTTAAAATGACCTCCTATATTATAAATCTTCTATATTTCTAATCCAAAATTGCGGTTTTACTTTTTTGCTATCCGCACCAGCAAGCAAAGACTATATATCAATGTCATATTTATTCTTCTCTTGATAATATCTCATAAGAACTGAAATCGCGGCCTAGCTTAACTCTCCGACATTAAGTGGAGTTATACCAAGACCCATACAACAAATTGATGCTAAAGTTGAGCCTAAAGTAAGCGAATCTTTAGATTTTGCTTTAACTCTATCACGTAAACGAGCCTTAGCTTTAAAATATTTTATTTTTGGATTTTCATCTGGATTATATGGCTCAACTTCTTTTTCACCAATCGCGCGCCGCAAAGTATTTTGAAAATCAAAATAATCTTCTTTTTTTATAATTCGTAAATCATTAATAGATTTAGCATGAACTAAATCTTCTTGTAAATTACCAATTATAATCATCTATTGATCAGCTAATAATAACGCTGATTCATGTAAAAAGAATTGAAAACCATCTAAAACTATTTTTTTAATACGAATATCTCCAGCCAACTAAAATAAATAATTCATTGGATCTGGAATTTTATCCATTGGAAGTTTGTTTTCAGCAAACTCATCTTCTATATCTTCTTGTGTAGTCAAAAATAACTTTCTATATACTGGATAATTTTCTTCAGTTAAAATCTCTTGGATTTTTGGTGGATATATTTTACAAATTGATTTAAATTTAATTGGTAAACCAAGAAAAGCATTACTATCAATCATAACTTGTTATATAATAGACCATTTCATAACTAACTATTTCATCAGTTAAGAAATTAATCTAAAAATTTCCACCTGTCATTTTTCCAAGACCATTTATAGTTTTGTTATTTAAACTTTTATGAATTTCACCCATAATAGCAAATGGCCGCAAATTAGAATCTTTAATAAACCATTGAGTTAAAGGAACAAAAACTTCTATATCAATTTCAAAGTCACGAAATTCTCCATTTTCTGGATTATTACGACCACGCACTACACGCATACTAATCATACTCTACGCGGTTTCTTTGTATCCAATACGAGGAACAATTTTAATTAATTTATTATACACTTCAGTTTTAATTTGTTCTTCTGTAAGATCTTCTTCGTTTAAAGGGTCTTTACTTGTATAATAAACCAACTTCAAAAGATTCTAATTAGTCTAAAGACGAGTTATAATCTTCTATAAATTTAATCCCAAATCAGCTAAATTGCGTGTAGCCATTATTCCACACCTCCATTAAACCAGAAGTAATCTTCATCATTATCTTCTTCTGTTTTCTCCGGCGGCGCACTCAAATCAAATTCATAAATAGGATCAACGCTTACGAATTCCACTCCAGGAGTAGATTGAATATCATAACCAGTTACTCGATAATATTCTTGTAATGGCTTTTCACCAATAACAAAATAATCATCAATTTTTAAATTACCATTTGCTGGTAATACAAAAAAGCTAAGTTTTAAATTTTCTTCATATATAGTATCCATACGAGAACGAGATCTAATCTCGTTTTTTAACATATTATCTTCTTGACCATACATATAAGCATAGGATTCTTGTTCCGATCCATCACGCGCGGTCCACCGCAATATATGAGTCATTTTTAATACTATATATCTATTATACCCACTAGCTTTTATATTCTCAAGATAATAAATCATCCAAGGTACTTCAATATTATCTTTATTAGTTAACATTAAAATCGTACCATTTGGAATATTTAAATCAATATTTGTTAATAAATATTGTCGAGTTTCACTATTATCTTGTTTATTTCTTTCTAAACTGCCAGCATAATGCTAACCTTCATACATAAAATCAACTCGATAAATTGATTTTAATAAATATAAATCAAATAAGTGTTCTCGTTCTCCCTAAATACGAGACTAATAATCAGTTCCAAAGCGATTTAAACGTAATTTATAAATATCAAAATAACTCATAATTTTGATAATAAACTCATACAATCAAAGACTGTACTTCTAAAATAATTATAACTTAAATAACGAAGTGAAGAAACTTTTGTATATAATTTATAATAATCAATTGTTTTATGATCTTCTGGATATGACATAAGTTCGATTAAGATAGAATTAAGAAACTTTTCCCATTCTCCACCTTTCTCATACTCACATAATACTCCATAAAGACGATTTTTTAAATTGTTATTATAGCCTTCAAGAACTTCAGCCATCTATTGCTGTTGCCAATCGAGTATAATCGAAAGGCTTCCTCTAAATAGATCTATAGTATACAGCTTCAAGACGAGCCGCATTTCTCTTTTCCTATTCTAACATCTAATTAAATTTATCAAGTAAATTCGCTTGTGAAAAATCTCTTTCTTCATAAAGCGGTTTTACATTTTCCCATGTCAGAATAGTACGATTCAGCCACTCACACTTCATATAAGTAGCCAAAATCTAAATTTCTTCGTTATTTAAATCTTCAACAAACTGATCTCCATCCGTATCAAGAGAAACACGAGGGAACTTGAACCACGGCAGAGCGCCTTTTAAGATAGCTTTCCAATCTTCTTGCATATCTTCTTCTTCCCAAACGCTCCATTCGTCATCTAACATTTTTGCCAAAAAGGCATCATATACCGTTTGGAAGCTTGTCATTTATCATCCCTCCGCGGTAATTGTTTTTTGAAGCTCAATCCCCTTAAGAATATTTCGACCAGTAATCTCGGTCAAATAATTTGCTTTTTGAATAGAACCATCATTACCATGTTTAATTGCATAATCAGCAAGACTATCAAGTTGAACTTTCGTTAATTGTTTAGTTTCAGCCTTAAACTGCGGCAGCGGCATAATTTTCCAGTAACGATCTAATTCTTTATCTGTTAAATTAATAATTTTTGGTGTCGTGGCATCTTCTGCTTCAATACCGAGTTCTTTCTTTACTTCTAAGTCTTCAATATAAAGATAACCTTCTTCAATCATATTCTTAAAGGCTGGATCATACATAAGCTCTTCAAGCGCTTCTTTATCAATAGTTACTTGAGAACCGCGCGCCGGCCACCGACGTGAAATATGAAGGTCTGGATTATCAATACCACAACGACCATTATATTGACTAATAACTTTAACTTTATCTGACATAATCTTTCTCCTTTTACTCCAGCGCAAAGCGCATATTTTAAAATAGGGAAGGGAATTATCCCTTCCCTTTATGTTAATTTATAAATTAGAAACCGTAGATATCCTTAGCGGAAGTATCGGTGAGAGAGGTGTTCTCATAGATAGCCCAATTGTTGTGGTGCAGAATGGCGCAACCCATCTTTTTCCATGCATACACTTCCATAGAGTTATCCTTATTCTCATGATCACGGATCTGAGTTTGACCTTCAAGAACAACCTTAACAACCTTTTCTGCTCCACCTGGCATAACGTAAGCATAACGAGGATTCACATAGGTCTCCTTATTATTCTCATCGACAAAAGACTGAGGAATCTGAACCACGGTAGCACCACGGAACACATTAATAAATCCTTGGTCATGGATAGCTTCAATATCTTTAGGACTATAAATTCCTTGAGCCACTTTTGCAGTATTATTAGCCAGAACTGGAACAATAGCATCAGCACCCATAGCGGCAACGAACTCAGGGCAAGCAAAGATAACAGGCTGGCCATAAGCACGAACCACATTCATCAGCTTAACCATTTCCTCTGCATTCCAAGCACCAGCATAGCGGTTAGTAGCAGGCATATCATTGTAAGCAGCAACCAGAGCCTTCTGGACTTCCACATACACGGCATTGGTAAGACCTTCGGTCACAATACCGACAACTTCTGCAAGAGACTCAGCGCCATCGAGCATACGCTCGAAGTCAATGGTAGCACCGCCACCAACGGCATGAGCACCAAGCTCAAAGGTTTCACTATCGAGACGGAATGTCTCATAAACACCACTCAGACCAACCTGAGTAAGAAATTTCTTTGCACGAGCGCGGCCGAGCTTTTTACGGAACATAGCTTTCTGGCCTTGAGCAACAGTCTGAATCTCAGCAAACTGACCGATAGCAGACATAACATCACGAGGAAGAATTTCATCAATAGACTCAATGATAATATCATAGAGATCATAACGATTCTTCATAAACTGGTTATAAGAACCAGCAAACTCCTTTAAACCATCAGCAAAAGCTTCGTTGACATTCTCAACAGTGAAGGTGTCAGGAGCAGTACCCTTAACGGCATGAAGGGCAAGTTCTCTTAATTCATTAAGTGTCATAATAATTTACCCTCCTAAAAATTAAACAGCAAGGACCTGAAGTTGGAAAGCATCCTGTCCATCAGGCATTGTAGTCTTTTTAATAACTTGGATCACAGGACCAACAGAAGGAGCAGCAGAACCAAGAACCACGGCGCCTTGAGTACCAACAGCGGCATAAACAGCGCTACCAGAAGCAAGCGCAGACTGCACAGCAGAAGCATTGGCATAAGTACCAAGATCGACACAGTTAGTGGTCCAAAGGTCGCCAGCAGCGAGATAACCCACACGTGGATAGAAGTCCTGACCCTTTTCATTCTTTTGAGCAGAAAGACTGAAGTTCTTTAAACCAGGCTTACGCTCATCGTACATATGCTCAGAAGTATAATTAAGAGCATAGAGTTGGTTTTCGGCAGAAGCATCTGCGAAGGTGATCTTGTGCTCTGCTTTCTTAACGCGAAGGATCATACCATTCTCACATGGAACATTGCTAGTAAAAGCAGCAGTATCAAGAGCGCACTGGGCTTCAATGCGGCCATCCCGACGGAAAGCAACATTGTTAAGTTCGACTTGGCCGAAACCATCAATAACCATTCTAGCCATTTAAATAGCCTCCTAATTACTTTTTATATTTTGATAAAATAGCAGTTAACCCATCAAGTGGGGTATCTTTGGGGATGATTCCCTCATCACTATTCTTAGTGAAAATAGAAGAATTACTCTTTTTCAGCTCATAAGCAAGCCGCATGTCAAGTTCTTCCACATCATACTCAGAAATCTTCTCACGATAGGAGTTAAGAATTTCTTCAGACAGATGCTCAGAATACTCATCAATAACAGCGTTCTTTTGCTCAGTTTCAATATTGAGCTTGTAAGCTTTCAAATTATCTAACTCTTCATTAAGAGCAGTAATAGCATTATTAGCAGATTCCCACTTCTCGGTATATTCAGTAACCTGCTCATTAGCATTATCTCTTTCTGTTTCCAAAGTAGAGATCTGAGTATTTAACTCTTCAATTTTGGTGGAAAATTCAGAAATTTTCTCGAAGTTTTCTTGAGCATTAGTAAGAACGTCACTCACAACTTCATATGTATCACCATTGAGTGCGCGCAGCGTATCAATAGTATTCTTCTCTGCTTCGGTAATATCCATAACATAGCACTTCACGATTTCGCCAAGTTCAACCATGTCATTGGAATCATCTTTTGTATAATAAGCTCTAACCATATCACCATTTTCATAATTCACGGCGAGAGCGTAATTATCATAAACGGCAGTAATACCGTAATTAACGGTCCAATTGCCTTCTTCATTAAACTCTGGATTCAGTAAGGCCCAAATAGCTTCGAACTTTTGAGCATCAGAGAGTTTAAAATTAATTTTAGGCATTTTAGTACCTCCATATTGTTTTATCTAATAAATAGCTTGTTCAATTGAGTTCTGTAAAGTATAGAATGAAGCGCCTTCAAAACAAGGTTCTACATTATCGCCTAAAACTTGTAAGCCTAAGAAACAACCTTCATCAAATACAACATAACGCCGATTATGAATAATTGCTTCATGATATTTTAAAGATGGAGCATAAAGTTCCATAGATTGGCTTTTACCAATGATTTCATTAGCTTCTTTATAAAGAGCAGTAAAGATTAACACATCGGTGCAAGCATAAGTTCTAGTCACACCATCTTCATCAAGGAAATTTTCCCAAGAGATATTTGGTGATTCTGGAACAATACCATAAATACGACCTAAACTACGTGCCGCACCATGATCTGTGTAATCATCTTCTGTATATATACCTTTAACAGGAGCATATGGAAGAGAACTTAAAAGTTTCTCAGCAAATTCATCAGTAATATAAGTTCCATTACGATTTTCATATTTATAAAAGATTCGGCATCTTGCTTTGCTTAATACTTCATTATACTTTTCCAGTTCGCCATAAACGCGTACTTCAAAATCGTATAATGCTTTATCCATTTGTACCTCCATTATTATCCAGCGACTACTCATTCTGAATAGTCTTCTAGGACTTTTGATCCGCAGGAAGCTCAGGACGGCCGACTTGACCAGTACCCTAAGTATAGGCAGAGGACAGTGGAACTAATTTCGTCAACAGGTCTAAAGCATCATTCTCCAAGTTCTTTAAATTAAGTAAATCTTTCTAAGTTATACCCAATGCAAGACTTGGTAATAAGAAGCTGTAGCCACTCTGCGCGAGTTTAAAACTATCAGTAATATAGTCACTAACATCATAATATGATATTGGCAATAAAGTGTATTTAAATGTGATATTTGAATTAGCAAAAAGAGTATTAACGATAAAAGTTAAGAAACGAGAATATTTATTACCTAAGATCATCATTAAAGAAATATCATTTTTTATAGAAATCATTAATGCTTGGCTACCAGTCGGCGCAAATAATTGACCACTAACACCAGTATTAGAATAGATATTCTATAAGCTCTTTTCTAATGCATTAGTCGCTGCTTCAGATGCAGTATTAGATACAACAGAATCAACATCAGCATAAGTAGTTAAAACACTAATATTTTTATTACCACTCATCATGTTGACTGCGCCTTGATGCATCACCGCGGCTTCTTCTGGTTCGAATAAAAGCATACCATCCTATAAATGTGGTATTTTTTGAACAATAATCTTACGAATTTCTTCTAAGTCTCTTTCTTTATTTGTCTCTACTGCTTCATCATAATCAATAGTCGCAGGAATTACATCTAAAAAGAAAGGCCTGTTATCATCTGTAAGAGAAAAACAAAAACCAATGTCTGACGGTATCCTTACCCAAGGAGTTTTTACTTGACTCTTATTATAACGACGATAATGATCTGCAATTTCTTTCGGATATACTTTTAATGCCTATTTTTTAACATCTGCATCAATAATCGTATTAAAATAAAGGACATTAAATTCAATTATATCATTTCCATGAAAGTCACGGAAATTTGATCTACAATATTCTGCGGGCAAATCTAAAATGACAAAGTCATTTTTAGTTACGTTCCGGAGCACGCCATAATAACAACCATCTATAAGAGCACGTAATGAAATACGAGTAAGTAGTTCGGCCAAATTCATTCTGTCAAGATAGTCTAATGCATTATTATACCGTTTTTGTACATAAGGGGTGGAGAGTTCATTACCCGCACTTGGATTGGGGATTAATATACCTATGTATTTCAAAATTGTAGCATAATAAATTAAAATACGCTTATAAAAACCATCTTTATAGAAGAAATTACGTGAAAGTTGTTGCTATGCCTATAAAGAACCACTATTAATTATTTTTTCAACTTCTTCTTTAGTATATTCTTTTAATTTACGAGTATGTAAAGAAAAACCTAAAGAATCATTCCAAGATTTTTCACTTTTAACTACCATATCTGAAAAGGCATTTTTAAAAGTGGTTAAATCTATTGTTCGACGTGTCTCTTCCATTTTAATTTTGTCCTCCAGTAAAGAAAATTAACTAACGCGGCTGACCAGCTCTCATTCTAGTAACTCGTTTATAGTTCGCTTCTTCCAGCTCTTTTATTCTCCATAGACCATAAGCAAATGCAGAATATTTATCTTTTGGGAAGCGCGCATTGATCTATTCAAGCACTATATCAAGGCCGCTCTTTTTTAACCGCAAGTTAGACATTTCTTCAAATAACTTAGTGGTAAGCTCATGAGGAATTAAACGTTTAACACGTTCTTCTGTTTTCATTTTTTGACCAACTTTTGTAGCAAGAAGCGCTGCTCGCGCATCTTGTTCGCTTATCAAAAAGCGAACCATACCACTATTAATACGTGAGTAGGCATTACCATGGATTTTTGAATTTAAGGGTCCATTGGCTTTCAGAGAATAGAGAATTTGTGGTGCGTCTTTCGGTTGAATCTTTTTATAATCATCATTATTAAAAAATCCATAAGCCGGCAGTTCGTTACCTTCACTGTCTATCTAAGTACGAATCATTTCGTCTGCAAGTCCCACACCAAGTCCATTACAGTCTATGACTACTTCGCGCGGCTAATATGTTGCAATAAGTTCTTTTAGGTCGGCCGCCTACTAAGTAAAAGTCTTGGTTTCAGCTTGACGTCCAAGGACAAATAAATTTACAAGCGTCGAATAGTATTTATTATCACGAACATTAACACGCCATATACAAGCAACTGTCTAGTCGTGTAATCTACCTACGTCTACTGAAATTAAGTAGAAAACATCTTTACTGTCTCTAAATTTTTGAGTCCATTCTGGATTCTTAATTTTTCGATATTTAGTAAGTTTAGAATAATCAAACCAAGAATCTTCGCCGCCACCAAGCCATACACCAAGATACTCAGCCGCGAATGTAACTTCGTTATAAGAAGGAGATAACTTCAAGTTCTTTACATATGTAGGATCAATTAACCCATGCATCGCTGGAATCCTATAATCAAGCCCTATACAGAAACTAGATTTTGGATCAATTATTGCTTTTTCAAAAGTATCAATTAAAGCTTCATAAGCATATGATGCTTTAGTTCCAGCAGATGTAGCGTAAATCACCTATGTATTGATCTTTTCATATGGATTCACTAATCCATTATCCATTCTTCGAGAAACGTTCATTTGTGGCAAGACGATTTCATTAATAGCATCACCATCTTGGTCGCGCGCTTCATCAATAAGAGTTGCATGAGTACGAATACCACGATCACTATCAAGAGCGCCGACAACAGTTAAGCGAGCGCCATTTTTAAAGAATAGTTCAATATAGTCCTTACCAAAATTGGCATGGACACCTTCATTATTACCTGGCTCTAACTCATTTTTGAGTAAAGGCCAAATACGCCAGATTTCTTGTATTTTCTACTTACTAATTTTCGCGGCCTGGCCCTTATTCGGCGCCACAATAGATCCAACGTGGTTCGGTAAGAACACACATTGGAGGTATTTTGCTAATATCGAAAGAAAAGTTTTCGATGTAGCACGGGCCGCAGTAATATATATATAAGTATATCTCATGCATGCGCGCAGAAATATACGTTGATAAGGAAATAGAGTAAAATTAGAATTTTCAGGAGTAATCAGATCAAGAAAAACATCTGGATAAACACTAAATAACTAAAAACACTCCTAAAGAAAATCCTAATTCTTCTCTAAAAAGTGAGGGGTAATAACAACTCCTTTCTCTAATTCAATACCCCCATGGTAAAGCTTCTATTGAGTATTAAAGCGTAATGATTCCGGGTCAATTAATTCAATTACCGCCATTACTTTTCACCACCCGGATCAAACTCATCTTCTTCACCATCTATGATATATGCATCATTATCATATTCATCTGGATTAAAGTCCGGTTGAATATCATAAACTCCATTATTTTGCTCAATGCTATTTGCCATATTGAGGGCGCGCAAGCGTTGGGAAATTTCTTCTCCAATGCCGCCTTCATTCACATAGAGTCGCTAATTATAGTTTTCTATATTCTTAAGTGATTCATCTATAACATCGCGCGTAACATCATCATAGAACTTATTAATTTTCCCATGCTTTTCAAGCCAGTATGCAACTTCAGCAAAGCTATCAAAGTCAGTCGCATTCTTCGCGTTCTTCGGTGTAAACTCCGCGCTCTTAATAATCTTATCATACGAAGACATAAACTTATCAACTTCTTTGTCTCCAGCGCGAATACGATTATCTATCTCTAAAGAAAGCTTACAGAGCTTTTGTGCTTGGTCAATCTGGAGCGCGCCGTTAATGTTTTGTGTATTCATAAGACCGCGGTATAAATCTTCAAGATGATTTAATTCTTCATCATCATAATTTTCACCCCATTTACGCCGCAAATCCTAGTAACGCCTTTCGCGCACTTCAGGTATTTCTTCTTCTATTAACCCAACTTCCTTTAACTTTTTATACTACCTATAATAATCCCCCCACCCAAGATTCTCATATTCTTGTGTAGAGAAAACCTTAGCATAAGTAGCCCAAGTTTCAGTTGGTAATGTCATCCCCGCGATTCTATCCCATTCTTTCACTACAAAAGGAATATCAGCCCACTAACAAATCTTATCAATTGTAGTCCAATTTCCGTCTGACTCGTTTATTATTTCGGCAATGCATTCATTACAGAAAGGTAAGTATCCATCCAGATAAAATTTACTGTGAGTAAGAGAGAACTAGGAAAGCGGCAATGACCGGCCGCATCTTTCACATTTCTTAGATGTATTGGCGGCCGGCCGTGGAATTTTAGGAATAACCGGCATTATTCATGCCCCCTTTTCATACTATTCGATTTCTTAACTAACTTTATAATTTCTCTTTTCTTAGACCTTCCTAACTTATCAAACTTAGCCATAACATCTGCAAAGACATCAGTAAAAGAACGCGGCACTACTTTTTGCTCTGCTTCTTTATCTGGATTGTCTTCGACTATAGCCACTCCAAGTAATCTCGCCAAACCAGCAAATTCAAGTGGTTCCATTTTTGTTACGCAGTCCATAAGTGATGAATTGCTATTCATATCTAATCTTTTCCTCCTCTCTTTTCTTCTTTGAACAACTCTTACATCTCGGTGCGTATCCATCGGGCGCCTTGTGCTATTTTACAAAGAACTCTGGATCACGCAAAAAGAGCCGGCCGCAATCTTTACATTTCTTAAAGTTCTCTGGATAAAATATATTCTCCATTATAAGCCTATGAAGTCTTGCGGAATCTGCAATAGTTGGAATAATTTTTTTTCTATATATAGTAGAAATATAATTATCATTATAAGACGTACCATATTTCTAATTTAAAGTAGAAGCGATTTTTGTATTTGATGCTCCATGTATTTTCATCTAAAGTAGTTCATGCTACAAATCATTGAGCCGCGCGCTCTACTCGTAAAACTTAAGAGTACGAAATACTGCGGCCGAAGATGAGTTAATGTGTTCCGGATCATTTTCCATCTCAACTTCAAAAAGTGCATAATTCTTATACAATATTAAAACGTGTTCTGGATTACAAAAGTCAAAATATAATTCATTATTTTGTTCTTTTGGCTTCCAAATCATATCACTAACCCGCTATAAATCTTTCTCATTAAAGATAAATGGATTTGGCGGTGACTAAAAAACTTTTTGCGCCCATTTAGAGTTGTCATGTAAACCGAACGGCCGCACTTCAATATCACTATCAAAGCGTAATGGAGACTCAGTTTCAATATGAGTATCCACCCGCGGCAGTATTGTATTATAAACCGAATCGCGATATGTATATTGTTCTGTTCTTAATTCTACTAAGCGGTGCCGCATTTTTAAGTACTAGCGCTAGTTTAATTCTGCGGCTTTATCTTCACATTGTTGTCGTTTTTCTTCGGTAAAGTTTTTCAATAGAGAATCACGTGGTGGAGTTGTGCGTTTCCCATGAAGTAAGTCATAATAATTTATAATTAGTTCTATGTAGTCAATCTATGCAAATAATTCTTTAAAGATTGGGATTAAGTGCGGCGGAGCCTTTTTAAGAGTATCTTCTCGATTAAAGACGACGCGTTTTGTACGATAATGGGTTGCGTTTAACTTGGTGAATTTGGCTTCTTGAAAACCGGGTTGTTCCATTAGGTCTTCTATGGATTCGGCGCGCGAGCTAGATTGTTCCCATTCTTTTATAGTGACAATGCCTTCCTATTGGGCATTTAAACCATCCTTATTTTTGCCCCAAAGTACATAATCTGATAAAGTTTCGGTTTCATGTTCATCTGGGGTAAATGTAATGGTGGGGAGATAAGACTCTAAAAATTTGAGTCGTTCTTCAGTAGTTTGGAGAGAGAAATCTAAACGTAATCTATTCTTAGGCAAGTATTGTATATAGTATATACGTACTAATGTATACGGGGTATGATATGTAATACGTATACGTTCTCCTATGTAAATTTTATCCCCTTATGTTTATATTATAACACAAGGGGACGGAAATGTCAAATTTTTTCATACAAACGTCTACATAATTTCTTTAAAGGCTGCCAAAAAATGATAACCAATTTTTATTTTGGTCATAGCATCAACAGATTGTCTATGCCATCGTTCTGGGCCACCGCCTTCCCGTTCTTCTGCAGTTGCATCTGGATAAAGAATATTATCTGGAGTATCAATCTATACACTAATTAAATCTTGAACTTTAAAACTTGCAGTACGTCCAAAAGCTTCACTTAACAAATGAAAGTAAAATGAAATTGGCATTAAAACTCCATTTAAATCCAATAAGTGTACACTTTTTGCGCCAGTCTATTCTACAGTCCCAACTACATTAAAATCATCAAAAAGTGCGCTAGCTATGGCTCGTGTAAGAGCTATTTTTGTTTCTTCTATCATATTTTCGCCAATAGCGCCGGGTATTAGCTAAAGACAAATATCAACTAAATCTTTATAATTTACATTTAAGTTATCCGCGGCCGCCTAAAAATTTTGTAACGAAATCATCGAGCCAGCACTGAAACCAGGTAACTATACCGTACCATCTGATCGTACCGTACCATTTCTAAAATTTTCATTTAACGTATAGTTTTTCGCATTCACATAAGTAATGAATCCATCGTCAAACTATTTTAATGACTCCTATAACTTTAAAATTGCGGCGGTATCTTTTTCTCTAGTACCAAAACTATTATTCTGTACCCAATCAGATATAATATCAATAGGTATATCAACGACACCAACGCTATCTGGTTTCATTTTTGTACTACCGGTTGACATCCCTTCAACCCTAACTTTCATACTATCTGACCCATGGGCCGCACTCAATCCTTCTCCCACAAAATTAAAGGCGAAAGTACGAAAGTCTTCCATAGTCATACCACCACGCTAAGCCATCTATGATTTAATATGAAAATCTTTACTTAAGCTTGATTTAAAACCAGCCGCATCTTGAACGCTTTGCCGCATCATTTCTACAAACTCACTTAAATGATAATTCTTAATAAAAGACTATACAAATTCATTTGAACTATTTGTATTTTTTTGAACCGCTTCAGCCAATTCTTTATAAGCGTCAGCGTAATTATCGCGGTTTTCTTTGATGCCAGATTCTACTTTGGCATTAAACATATCAATTATGGCTTCTCTTACCAAATCCGGGAGTCTTTTATCTATTGCTTCCGCCAATGCATCCCCGGGTACGAGATTATTGGAATTGACAAAGAGCGCGGCCGTGTCTTTAAAAATTTCGTCGCTATGTCGTTCCCAAACTTTTTGGAAATAGGTAGGGAAGAAACTCATGACATTTTTTTGACCTCGAGATTCTTTGATCAGGGCCAGATTGCGTTCAAAAATTTTTTTTATTCCTAAACATTCGTTTAAGGCAGTTATAAGTTCTTTTGCAAAGTTTTCGTTTTCGTAAGAACCAGAAATTGAGCTACCGAATTTTTTAACAAGTAGATCGAGTTCTTTCTAAAGTTCGCTTGCTGCGGCATTTTCAAAGAAAGATGCAATAAATTCAAGATTGGATGCTTCCTTTACTTGAAGAGACTAACGTATATTTACAGCATCAGCTAAGCCAGGATAATAGCCGTCTGTACGAAGACGTTGATAATATACATAGTTACCGTTGAGATATTGAAAACCACGTAAGGGATTTCGAGACATATATATCACCTCTTTATATAAAGTAGATGGGGAGATTAAAATATATAGAAATTAGATTTTACTTTAATGGAAATTTTATTTCGGTAGTAATTGTTACCAGACCGCCCGGAGCCACTGGCAAAATGCACAAGAAAATCCCGCAATAACCCCCCTCATTTTGTGCAAAACGTCAAAGATTCGATTTTAGCCATCAAAATTGAAAAAAGGTCTTGCAATTCGGTTTTCCGCGAGGTATCATACAATCGAACCGAGGCGATAGACAGCAAAGCCAAGGCGAAAACAAAAAATTGATTTTTGGAGGTATTTATCATGCTGTATTCTTTCGACTCTTACAAGGCCACTGATTGTGGCAAGTGGGGCAAGGCCTTTGAGCGCGCCAACAAGGAGCATTTCGGACAGGCGGACAAGGTGTCCAAACAGGGCGCGGTTGACAGCCGCAGGAAGGGCAAGTGCTTCGAGGACAAGACCGGCGCAGGGGAGCTTGACTTCCTGTACCGCTCCAAGGTCAAGTATGTGAAGTACGTCCCTGTCGTGGCCGAGGGTGTTGCGGTGTGCTATCAGGAGGGCTTCATTTTTGACCGTGTGGAATTCCTGAACATGCTCGAGGAGCTGGGGCTTGTCCGCTCCAAGGTTAGCACAAGCGGACAGGAAAAGGTCACAATCCAGACCTTTTGGAATCACAGCAAAAATAAGCCTCACGGCAAAAAATACTTTGCCCTGATCGACGCCTGTTATGAGCGGTGTATCATGACTCTTGAGGAGTATTACGAGGCGGGCGGGGAGTTTTAACTCCCCTCCGCCGAGGCGGTCTGCAGGTACAAGTCCTGCACTGACGAGCAAGAGCGAAACCGCTAAAATTAAGGAGGTATTTACAATGAAAAACGATGTTATCCGCAACTATTCCCTCGAGGAACATGCCCGCCTCGACTATGCTGCCCACCTTTGGAGGCGGTGTGGATATGAGGCCGAGGCAGAGGCCGCCCAGGCCAAGGCTGACAACTACTACCTCGCCTATGAGAACGCCCTGCGAGTGCAGGCAGGCCTCCCCGAGATTACCCTCGAGGAGCTGAAGGCCAGGCGTCCCGCCTGAGACAAGTGGAGGCCTCCGCGAGGAGGCCTCCATAATGAAACATTATAAAGGAGGATATAAAATGTTTAAAGCACGTATTACCAACAAGAAAACCCAGGAGATTGTAGAGGCCGAGGATTGCACCCTGCGCGAGGCGCTTCGCCTCTGTAACGTGGCCTACTTCGCCGCGGGCTATGACGATGACGCCGTTTCCGTGGTTATCATTAACCAGCTGACCGGGGAATTTGTCCCTGGCTACTGGGAAGATTGAGGGAAGCAATCGCTTCCCTCTCTACAAAATAAGGAGGATATAAAATGATTCAGAGCTTTTCCGTTCGGACGTACAACTTCCTGCTCAGGGACAAGGTTGACATGGATTCCCGCGAGGCCGTGCTTGCCTATGCTGATAGAATCAGAGACAAGAAGGTAAGGCTTGCAGGAAGAAAAACCGCCGTTGAACTGTACAGAGCCGCAGGCCTCGGTGTGTATCCCATCTGCAAGAGAATGAATTATGAAATGAGTATTAATTGGGTAAAGTGGCATTGTGAATACCTCGACAGGTACACATTCCACTATGCAAGATAAACAAGGAGGCCTCTCCGGAGGCCTTCTTATTTTGCCTTAAAGTTAGTCGCCACTAACTCCTGCAGGATATTTTAGACGTGTCAAATGTATATTCATGTATATTTATACATTTTAGACGTGAACGTCTAAATTTAGACGTGTCGCAGTTAGTACCAACTAACCACAATATATAGTGTTAGACGTTCACGTCTAACTCAAGGTCTTGTGTTTTCCCGAAAAGTGTGCTATAATATCCTCGTCAGTTGGGGAAGGGAAGCCACAGTCCCGATTCTGGGCGAGGGAACCGCACCGAGTCCCGTGACATGGTGCCCGGACCGGATTTTTCCGGAATTGGCAGCTGCGAGCTGGGAAGCTGTGAGCTGCGGCTTGAAATTTCCTAAAATTCGTAGTATAATATATATAGAAAATCAGAAAGGAAGCTGTAAATGATGGACAATCCGATTAGTTGGGGAATTTTGGTAATTCTGGCAATTGTTTTTGCCTTTTGGTTCGCATCGAAATGCGAAGATGAGATTTCCCGAAATCAGAGAGAAAACGACAACTATTTTTGGGAAGTCGAACACGGTTATCGGGAGAAGTAATTTTCCCGAAACTATTGTTTAGACGTTTAACGTCTAAATTCATGTATTGACGTTTTCCGGAAAATATGGTAATATATAGACACTGAAGGGGAAGTCAAGGTTCAACAAATGGAAAAAGTACCACAAGGGAAATGAGATCACCAGGTAAAAGTTGGAACGGATGACGATAGAGGAAAAATTCGGCAATGCCACCAACTACTTTCTCAAATTATAAAATTGATACGATGGGGCGGGCAACATCTTACCTCCGGATGTCCCGCCATTTTTCACAAAACGTTTTAGACGTGATACGTCTAAAGAGAGTGATTGACAATTTCTCCGAAAAGTAGTATATTATATACATCCTAAAGAAAAGAAATTAACGGAGGTACTAAAATGTTTGAATTAATTATTGAATTTGATGATGGACGTATTGAAAAGCATTTTTTCGATACAAAAGAAGAAGTAGAAATGGAAGTAGAATTCCAATGGACGGAAGAAGCCGATTTTTCAATCGGTCTTACAGATTGCCAAATGTTTTGCTTCTGGGAAGACCGTTTTGACTTCGGTTGGTAACAAAATGTCACTTCTTCGGAAGTGACAACTATTTAGACGTGATACGTCTAAGTCATCGCATTGACAAATCAAACATAAGGTGATATACTTATACCATCAAATGAAGGAGGTAACTCAAATGAAAGTTATCATAGTCAAAGAAGAAGGAAGCAACAACCTCGAGGGAAGACAGACTTATGTCGGGGTACCGTATTCCACAGAATCCGCCGCACGCATGGCCGCCATCAATGATTTCTATGCAACGCACTATGTATACAACCATCACCACAGCATGCAGGTCTATTACTTTGAGAACGAAACACAGTTGAGGTTTGTGTCCGAGGAAACCGGGGAAATCTTCTGTGACTACTTCCTCCTCATTACTTTTTTCTAAAATATCACAGCGGAAATCGAGGGAAGAAATTTTCCCTCGATTTTTCCGAAAATCTGGTTTAGACGTGAAACGTCTAAAAAGTAGGATTGACATTTTTCCGAAAATCGGTTATACTATACTCGTAATTTGAAAGAGAAACAAGGAGGTTTCCCAAAATGAAAAAAGTTTGTGTTTCTATGTGGATTCTCGCGGCCGTTTGCGTGGTACTGTCTGTATTATTCCCAACTCATGCCAAAGCCGAAGCAAGTTGTGAGTATCCAACTTGTGGCGTTGTGGTGGAGGTCAATGAAGAAGAAAATCTTGTCACGTTCCAAGACTTCATGGGCAATCAGTGGTCATTCAAAGATACTGAAGACTGGTATGTAAATGATATTTGTGCTTGTATCATGAACGACAACGGAACATCAATCGTTTATGATGATATAATCATTTCAGTTCAGTATTGCGGTTGGATTTGACTAACCGCATATTATTTAGACGTGTAACGTCTAATTCAACCCATTGACAAATTTCCCGAAATATGGTATATTGGTACCATCAAAGGGGGGGAAGTAAAATCAAATGAAAACTTACACTATTTCTGCTTCTTGGGGTGAATCTTGGACTTTTCACGCAGATGACTCTGATCTTCAGGATTTTGGTCTCTCTATTGAGGAAGCCGTGTATGTAGCATGGGAAATGGAACCAGTCGCACGCACGTCATATTGGCGTCTTGGACAGCGACTTCTAAACGGTGAGCCGGTCGTGTTTAGTTATCATAACATTGACTTTGCAACTTTACAGTTGAAAGGGAATGAGTTCTCACTCGTCGAGTGAGATCTTTTCCTATTTAGACGTGTTACGTCTAAAAACCCATGTTGACTTTAGGGGTTGTTTGTGGTAATATATAGACACTGAAGGGAACGAAATCCCGACAGAAAAAAATTAGGGTGGCGACCGATCGCCGTGGCACTAAGGTGCAGAAAGGATACCTATTATGACGACTCGTGAATTCTATGTTGCTATCGCTGAGGCTCAGGTTTCTGACGAGCTGACCACGAAGGCGCAGGAGCTGATTGCGGCTCTCGACAGCAAGAACGAGAAGCGCAAGACCACCGAGACGAAGGAGAAGAAGGAAGCTGCGGCCCGCCGTCAGGCTGTGCTTAACTTCCTCTGTGACCACCAGGGTGAGCCGTTCACCCGTGACCAGATTGCCGAGGCTCTCAGCATCACGCCGGGCCAGGTGACTGCCGCTTGTAAGCCGATTGTGGTCGATGGCACCGTGGTGAGGTCCGAGGCGAAGATCGACAAGAAGTCGAAGGTCGTGTACACTTATCCGACCGAGGAGTGAGCAAAAGGGAAAAGGTTACAGAAATGTAACCTTTTCTCTAAAATTTGTTTTTAGACGTGTAACGTCTAAGAACGGGTATTGCATTTTCCCGCAATTTGTGGTAATATACAATTGTCCCAAGGGAAAGGGACAAAACAAAATAAGGGTTGCGACCTACCGCAAGCGCATGAAGCGCAGAAAGGAAAATCACTATGACTACTCGCGAATACTTCCAGGCCGTTCTTGACGCTCACATCTCTGACGCTATGGACGAGGCCTCCCGTCAGCTCATTGAGAAGCTGGACACCCGCAACGCCAAGCGCGCCAGCTCTGACACCAAGGACAAGCGCGAAGCCCGCGCCCGTGTCGAGGCCGTCCGCAACTTCTTTGCCGCGAATCCCACCGAGGTTTGCACCCGTGACGGTATCGCGGAGCAGTTGGGAATCACTCCCGCGCAGGTTTCCGCCGCGTGCAAGTCCCTTGTTGCTCTCGGCGTCGTCACCAAGGCCGAGGCCAAGGTCGGCAAGGCGCGCAAGGTGGTTTACTCTCTTGCTCAGTGACCACTAATGACAGAACGGTAACAGAAATGTTACCGTTTTGTTTTTATTTGGTTCTTAGACGTACAACGTCTAAAATGGATACTTGCAAAATAAAGAAATTTGTGGTAATATATAGACACAATAAGAAAGGAGATAAATCAAATGAATATTTATGTCATCTATTCGGGAGAATCTAATTTATATTCTAATGATCATGATTATAATATTATCAGTGTTCACGCAACCGCCGCCGAAGCAATTAAAACTTGGAAAGAAATCAAAGCCAAAAATGCCGTCTTTATTACAAATCCGCATTTTTTCACAGTCAGAAAAATTACACTTTAGTTACAAAAGATTTTCGGAGATTTTCTCCGAAAATCCAATTTAGACGTTACACGTCTAAATCCAACTCTTGCAATTTTCCGCAAAATGTGATATCATATAGACACTGAAGGAGGTAATAAAATGAAAAAATCAATCAATTTTGACATGGACGGAACTATTGCCGATCTTTACGGCGTAGAAGGTTGGCTTGAGGACTTACTGCATGAAGATGTGCGGCCGTATGCCGAAGCTCGTCCGCTCGTGAATCTTCAGAGGCTGGCGCGCCTGCTGAACAAGCTGACTCGCGAGGGATACAGTGTCAACGTGATTTCCTGGACAAGCCGCAACGGTTCGGCTGAATATAACAGAGAGGTTGCAAAGGTCAAAATTCAGTGGCTCGAAACTCACCTCCGCTCGGTCAAGTTCTCAAAGATTGAAATTCTTCCCTATGGGACGCCGAAGGAGCTTTTCGGTGAGGGAATCCTCTTCGATGACGAGGAACACAACAGGGAATCCTGGGGCGAGGGAGCGTACACCGAAAAGGAAATTTTTGAAGTTCTCAAAAATCTCTAAAAAGAAACGGAAGTGTAACAGAAATGTTACACTTTTTCCGTAAATTCCTTTTAGACGTTATACGTCTAAATATGTGTATTGACTTTTGCCCAAAATGTGGTATAATTCATAATGTCAGGAGGGAAAAGAAGTTACACCCACTGAACACTATATGAAAGAGGTATCACTCATGAAAATCTGCGTATTCGACACTGAAACCACGTCCCTGGACAAGCCGTTCTGCTATAACATCGGCTATGTTATCATTGATTCCGAAAGCTGGGCTACCCTCTGCCGCCGCTCCTATGTCGTGGAACAGGTTTGGCACAATCTGCCTCTGTTCTCTTCTGCTTACTATGCGGACAAGCGTCCTCTGTATGTTGCGGCGATGCGGGCGCGCACTACCACAATGGACAAGTTCGGATACATCTGCCAGCAGATGATCAGAGACTTTCGTAACTATGAGGTTGAACTTGCTTTTGCTTATAACTCCTCTTTTGATGAGAAAGTTTTTGCTTTCAATTGCGATTGGTACAAGTGCAACAATCCTTTTGACACCGTTCCCGTGAAAGATATTCGTGGTTATGTTCATCAGTTCCTCGCAAACAATGAACTTTATAAAGCCTTCTGTGATGAAAACGGTTATTACACCGAAACAGGTAATTACTCTTCCACCGCGGAAACCGTTTACAGGTTCATCTTCAATGATACAGAGTTTATCGAGGCACATACCGCGTTAAACGATGCGGAAATTGAGGCAAAGATTCTTAGAGCGTGCCTCAATGCCGGGGCAACACTTGACGGGGAATACAAAACCCTTCGTTCAATCGAAAGAAAAGTTGAAAAGACTTTACACGTGCGGACTCCGGAACAGACAGATTATTACTTTGATTATTCAAAAATTCGTATCAATAAGGACAAAACAGAAATTGTTCTCAAATAAAAAACGGAAAGGTTACAATTTTGTAACCTTTCCCAAAAATATGGTTTAGACGTATCACGTCTAAAATAGACTCTTGCAATTTTCCGAAAATTGTGGTATATTATAATCACAAAAGAGAGTTGGTGCAAGCGTTATTAAAAAGAATTAACGGTGCGCAACGTTAATAAACTATTTAATAACGGTATTCTTAAATAGTTGCAAATATTTAAGTAATATGTAAGCACGTTTGCTATGGGAGCAAAAAATACGGTAGAAATCCGTACTCTCACCCTTTTAGACGTTACACGTCTAAGAATGGGTATTGCATTTTTCCGGATTCTGTGGTAATATATAGACACTGAAGGGAACGAAAGAGTCCCAAATAAGAAAGGGGTATAAACCATGAAACTTGCACTTGCTAACTCTGTCCGTGAACTCACCATCAACCGCCTGTTTGCTTTCCTCGAGGAAGCTGGCGAGGATGTCGGCATGGTCAACTCTAACACGCTGAACTTCCCCACCGTCTATGAGGGCGAGGAGTGCTTCGTTGAGGTCGTGGCCAAGGTGGTCAAGAAGGATTCTGACGAGTGCTACCAGGAGCGCGAGGACTACAAGGCCAAGCTGATCGAGAAGGCCGAGAAGAAGGCCGAACGTGAGAAGGCCGCCGCCGAGCGCAAGGCCAAGGCCGAGGCAAAAGCCAAGGAAAAGGCCGAAAAGAAGGCCACCGAAGCCGAATAAAACAGAAGGTTACAAGATCGAAAGATCTTGTAACTTTTTTGTAATTTTTGTCTTAGACGTTATACGTCTAAATCCACTGATTGACAAAATCCCTTTTTTATGGTATCATATACACGTAATCAAGAAGGGACGCCGAACTTGATTAACACTATGAAATGAGGTATCTATTATGACTATCGACAAGCGCAAGAACTATTATCTGACCATTGACACGGAGACCGCCAACGGCCTCGACGACCCCATGATGTACGACCTGGGCGGCTGTATCCATGACCGTCAGGGCAAGGTCTATGAGACTTTCAGCTTCGTTATCTATGACGTGTTCTGTGCTGACCGTCAGCTCTTCAATACGGCGTACTATGCCGAGAAGCGCCCCATGTATGAGGCTCAGATCGCCGCAGGCCAGCGCAAAATCGTTTCCATCTACACCGCCAAGCACCACGTGGCTGACCTCTGCAAGAAGTACAACGTCAAGGCGATTATCGCCCACAACGCCCGCTTCGACTATCGCTCTACCAACTACACCCTGCGCTATGTCACCAAGTCCAAGAGCCGCTACTTCCTCCCCTACGGCATTCCCATGTGGGACACCCTGAAGATGGCGCAGGACACCATCTGCAAGCAGAAAACTTACATCAAGTTCTGCCAGGACAATGATTACATGGTACGCGGACGCGTCCGGGCCACCGCCGAGATCCTCTATCGTTATATCAAAAGCAACAACGACTTCGTTGAAGATCACACCGGCCTCGAGGATGTACTGATTGAAAAAGAAATCTTTGCCAAGTGCATGGCACAGCATAAGAAAATGCGGAAAGACGTGTGGAGCAAGTAAACAGAATGTAACGGAGTGTAACCACTCCGTTACTTTTTACAAAATTGGATTTAGACGTACTACGTCTAAATAGAATAATTGACTTTTTTCGAAATTTATGATATAATTTTTATAGAAAATAAGAAAGGAATTAAAAAATGAATGATTATGATTTTCTGTTTGAACTAACTGAATATTCCGAAAATGAAGGCGACAAAATCCTTGTTGAATGCCCTACATTGAACGATGCTTACCGCATCCTCGGCGCTCTCGGTTTTGAGCCTGAAGAGTATGAATTTATCGAGAGAATAAGTGTCGCTGAAGGCGAAATGCTCGGACTGGATACATATTAAGGAGGTTAAAAATGTTTAATCATATTAAAGAACTTCAATCTGCTTTGGAAAAATGTGGATACAAAACACAAATTGATATTTTTAAACCAACTTGGACATCAAATTTACATAATAAACCAGTTGAAATTATTTCTCTTTCTTTAAAAGAAAATAACGACATTGAATTTATATTTGATGCAAAAACAGGGAAACGAATTTCACCATTTTAATGGTGAAATTTTATTTTTAGACGTGATACGTCTAAGGAGGGAACTTGATTTTCTTTCCCAAATGTGGTATATTATAATCACAAAGGAAAAGGAGTTATAAAAATGAGAGAACTTACTTGGAAAGAATTTTATAAACTTGCTCTACATAATTACGAAAATGGCGGCGACGGCATTGTCGAGTGTTGGGATGAAAACACTTTCAACGAGTACGTAAACGAGTTCGGACCGATCACCGAAAAGGTGGCGCATGACATGTTCGAAACTGCCGAGGAAATTTGGACTGATATGCGAGGTTATGCCGATTGGTAAAGATTAGGGGAAATTATTTTCCCTAATTTTATTTTTAGACGTGTCACGTCTAACTTCTCCCAAAACTTAGACGTTACACGTCTAAATTCCAAATTTCAAGTTTTTTCTTTTAATAAATTTTGAATTTTCTGTTAATACTTTGTGAATTTTCCATGAATAGTTAGTCTCATCTAACTTTCGTCTCTCGCGCGTGCGTTCGCTCCCGCAATTTGACCGCCCATACGCGGCAGCGTCCATGTCAAATTTTGTGTGCAGCTGCGAATGAGCTGCATCTGGAGCTGGAAAATTCTATAAGCTGCAGCTGCACCCGGCTGCAATTTAGAAAAAATTCCAATAAAAGTCAAAATTTGACATAAAATTTTGTGAATTTTGCCATCCTAAAAACTATTGACAAAATTAAATTTTTATGATATAATATTTATAGAAAATAAAATTAAAGGAGAAAAATTTATGACTCAGAAAAACATCACTGATCAGCTGCGCGCCAACTTTACTGCGGATCTCGCCGAATTCCTGGCACAGAAATACGACGTGGATGTTTGCCAGACTGCGGCCGGCACTCTCATGATTCCCACTGTTGACGCGGCCGGCGAAGACCGCTGGGTGAAGTTCAGCATCATCATTCCGAAGGAAGCATCCGAAGAAGAAGGTAACGACGGCTATTCTCTGGCACGCGATTATCAGCAGAAAATCGCAGAAAAGTCTGCAAAACGCGCTGAAAAAGAGAGAATTTCCCGAGAAAAAGCCGAAAAATCCAAGAAATCCAAAGAAAAAATTTGAAAAATACTAAAATCTATAGTATAATATATACAGAAAGTGAGAGAGAAAGAAAAAATAAACTCTCTCCCTAATAAAAAATTTAATTAACGGGTCGTGACCTACCACGAGAAAGAGGTAAACCTATGAAGACTCGCGAATTCTATGAAGCAATTATTAACGGCACTGAGATCAATGATGAGCTGCGCGCGTTCGCTACCGAAGCCATCGAGAAGATGGATGCGCAGGGCGTTGCCCGCCGCGCCAAGCAGGCTGAGAAAGCCGCTGAGAAGCAGGCCGCAAAAGCCCCGCTCCGTGACGCTCTGTTTGAGGTCATGGGCGATGCGAATGAGCCGAAGACCGCTTCGATGCTCATTGAGGAAGCTGGGCTGACTGAGACCGTGAAGCCGGCCAGCGTTCCGTCTCTGCTGCGCCCGCTCGTTGAGTGCGGCATGGTCCTGAAGGTCGATGTGAAGATCCCCAGCAAGGGAACCCAGCGTGGCTACATCAAGGCCTAAACAAAACGGGCTTCAGCCCTATGTATACGTACTACTTATACGTAGTACGTATATTTTTTTATATACATATACTTAAAAGTAAAAATTCGTAAGTGAAAATTTGACAAGGTATATATAGATATGGTATAATATATATAGAAGGTAAGTTTAAGATATATTTATAGAAAATATATATATGAAATATATATAAGCTGTACGTTTTTGCAAAAATTTCTGGAAAATATATTATATATAAAATTATATATAAAATAAAAATTTGAAAATATACTAAATTTGTGCGCTGGTACACAAAATAAACATATAATATACATATATTATCCTAAATCGCTTCGCCCTATATCGGACCTTGTCCCGAACAAAATACCCCATTATTCCATTTATACTTTCTACGTATACGTTTTTACGTATACGATTTTTATACATATATCTATAAGTATACTTATACGTATATCTATAGGTATAACTATATATATTTATATATATATTTGCTGATGCGCCCTATATTTATAAATATACTTATACGTTTTTCCGTTTACGTTTTCTGGATGCCCCTATATTTATACGTATTACGTATACCCTATATTTATAAGTTATACTTATACGTACTTACGTTTACGTTTTTCTGCTGTCCCCTTTATATATAAGTATTACTTATATGTTTTTATTTTTTGGAAAATTATAGGGATATATTATATATATTACTTATACGTTTTATATATGTCCTATATATACATATACTTATACGTATTACTTATACGTATAATATATATCTATATATAATATAATACTTATAAGTATAAATTATAGAAATACTTATAAGTATATTTTAATTTCCTATCTTTTTGTTTTTATGTAGACAATCTAGGGATGTCTCTCTAAATTTTTGAAGAATTTTATCTCCGAAAATTTTCAGAAAATGTTGAAGGCGGCCGAGTCATGAATTTAACTGGTCGCCATTAATTCCCGCTATTATACAAACACTTGTATATGTACCGTTTTCGATTCGAACGTGTTCAACTGGCTTTTGGATATAGACTTGATCTGCTAACTAAATCTCTACATATACCTAAGCCGCATCACATCCATTATCACTATGAAGAGCCAATATATCTTTGAGTTCTTTTACTGTCATGATTCAATTCCAGATCTAACTTCAGCTACGATTCGCTTAGCTTCTTTATGAGCTTCATAAGAATCATGAAGATAATCAGCCATTTTATGCGCCCGAGTCTGAAAATCTTTCAGCTCTTCACACATCTCAAGATACTTTTTCTGCGCCCGAGCATATCGCTTAGCTGCAATCTTCTCATTACATCGAGCTGCCGCAAGTGCCTTACCAGTTTCCTCATTAAAGGTATCACCAGGATGACACTTCGCAATCCCACGAACGGTGCGGCCGGCATATGAAGACAGCGCAATAACCTTATTCGGTGTAACTACATACTTATAATTTGTAAACATTTTTATTCTCCTTCTGTATTTTCTAGAAAATCTTCTTCTGTACAATATTCCCAGCCACAATAACTTAGGACATCTTCATAATATTCTTCACATTCTTCTTCAGATTCCCAATCTGAATCATATCCACGAACAACATATTCATAAGTTTCAGCATTTTCATAACCTATCTCATTAGAATATTCGTCAATTTCTTCTTCAGTTACTTCATCTTCAAACTTTTCGTACTCTTCATAATCACAGCCGCAATATCCATTGCCGCCATAAAACCGCACATATTTCATATCATTACTTTCCTTTTCATCATCATCCATAGATTACTCTTTATATCTGAGCTCGTGTTCTTGCCATCTATACCACTTCTTTCAATGGCGGCCCCGCTCAGAATCGAACTGAGTCATGTGGTTTTAGAGACCACTGTACTAACCAATATACTACGAGGCGATATTTAATTTAACTATTCATAAATTCTAGAATATCTATCCACTCACACTTTTCTATGATCGCCGCATCTTCATCAATTCCCATTTCTTCAGCTTCCATATAGATTAATTCAATAGCTCGCGGCCAACCACTATAAAGATCAATTACAACTTCACGATATGCAATTCCTTTGCTCCAAGTACCATCACGCAAATACTGAACTTCGGTTGGCCCTGGATAAAAATATCTTTTCATTACTTCTCCTACCATTTTATATATTAATTATATCATGAAATTACACAAAAATCAAATTTTACTATTCATTTTTTATTTCAGAATATTCACCGTCTTGAATAAGAGAATTCCATTCGTCTATCAACTTTATTTTATTACTACTCCATTTATGTAGAGCGCGGCCAGCCCATCCGCAATTACACATTATTTTATAACCTTCATCTTCAGCCTTTTCAAACTATACATCAGATACTAAAATTACAACACTATTACAGAATGGACATGGCCGCGCGCTAGGATCAGAAATCTATTTAATAATATACATTAGTGCCGCCACCTATTATTACTTGTGGCATACACATATGCTATTACAACCATAAATAAAATAATTACAGCAACATTTGAATCCATAATTTCTCCTTAGTCACTAAACCCACTCAGATCCAAAATAACCGGATCTCCATTTTTTCTATACCCATAGTTACCCGTATGCATATCTTCCATCATCCGCGGCAACTCATCATTGGCCCATTCACAGAACTCAACAAAAGCATCGACACCATAAATATCAATTGCTCTCGCGGCCCACTCAAGATCAAAATACCTATTGCAATTTTTTGCCTTTTCAAGAGAAGCATCGGTTGCTTCATAAGTATTTCTATTCTCACATCTCGGCAGTACCTTTTCCTGAACATACACGTTGTATCCATCAATGTTGCAAAGATACATCATATCAGGAACAAACATTTCATATCCTTCATTCTGGATTTCAATAGTATATTCAAGCTCAGTCTCACAATAATCCCATCTAGAACTGCCACCCGCACGATAAAACGGACACCAAGTACCATCATCGCAATGATTCTCATCAATCCACAGATATTCGCGCTGACCATTAAACGGAATTTTAATTACAAAAGGAAGATCGTCAACGTCAATAACGAGTTTAGTTACACCGCTGGTAACAAAGAAATCTCCACCAACAACGTCTTCAATCTGAGACTCAATAGGATAAGTATCGAATTCACCGTCATCACATCCGAACTCTTCCGGAAGTTCCAGCACAGAAACAATTTTACGAGCCTTTTCGAGATCTTCAGTCTTAAACTCAAACATTTCAATCTTCCCTTCTCTCATTTTCTATATATATTATATCACTATTTTTAAAAAATTGCAAATTTAAAAGAGAAAAAGTATATTACTTTTTCTCTTTAATTCCATTAATATTCGTTTTCTTTAAGTATAGCTTTCACACAACCAGAAGGAATTTCAATAATTGGATCATCAATTACTCCAATCTCCGTCATCTTAATAGAGTTAATCCATTTAAAACGACCCGTAATTTTCTGAGTTGCATCATTCCAATCTTCAGCAACAACAATTAAATGAGTAATTACGTCTTCATCTTTCAGTTCATCGTACCAATTAACAACTACATAGAACATTAATCATTGTCTCCTTCTTCTTCAATATTATGGCGTTCCCAAACATAATCCATAATCTTTGACGGCGCGCCTTCGATGGGAAGATGCCAAGGAGTAGCCACCCCATTTACAAAAATGTCAATTGATTTGGTTTCCTTAGAACTAACAGTAGCTACGATTTGATCCGCGCGCACTCTAAGTTTTGCATTACCAGGCAGTTTAAAAGACTTATAATTAATCATTTCTTTTCTCCTTTATTAAATATCCCAAGTATCGGGAGCACCATATGGGCTTACATCATTCCAATGAGTATCTACAAGAACATCGCAAATTTTATCAAAAGGACAATCATGACAATCTTTCTTCAGAGAATCTTCGAGACATGCTTCTTGAATAAGTTTCATACCTTGCTGCATTTTCTCTTTCCAATCCATCATTACATCTCCTCAATCTCAAGATCCCATACATATCCACCATCCGGACACACAACCCAATTATAGTCTTCACACAGTTCAAGCGCATTCTGATAAGTCAGATCAGTGAACATATCTCTACGAATACCACCCCAAGAAACCATCACAATTTTATACATGAGATTATCCTTTCTATTTACTTAATTTCTTATACTTCACCAACATAATCTTCAAGATATTCTAGATTAGAACACCGCACAGCTTCATCGAGAGCATCTTCAATACTCTTCCCTTCATAATTCACACAACGATTAAAGATAGTATAAAAGTAATCCATAAACTCTTCATACATCAGTTCCCACAGAAGAGTTTCATCTTGGCTATATTCTGCAACTTCATTTTGATTTCCATGTACATACCAAGCAAACATTTTTAATCTCCTTCTCTCATTTTCTATATATATTATACTATAAATTTTTTAAAAAGTCAAATATAAAAATAGAGAAGATATATTACATATCTTCTCTATTCCCTATTATTCAGATCTTACTTAATGCAAGCATAACGCTCACTATTAAGCTTATCCATCATCAGATCATATCCAGTTTTACCTTTCATGATCATCTCAAAGATAATCGGACTGAATCCACTCACAAGAGTAACTCCATCCTTTACGGTCATTGGAACATTATCATGACGAGCATCAACATTCCAATACACAAGATGCGGCATCTCATATCCATGAGCTTCCCACTTATCTCTAATGTTTTCCATCAGAGTATTATCTCTATGGCCATAGTAACCGCGCTGACTATCAAACTCCATATCAGAGATGATAATAAGAGACTTAGGAAGATCAGCCTGAGAGCAACGATTTTTAATTGCTGTATTAAGCAGCATATCAAAAGTCGCTTCAATGTTAGTGTTTTCACAAAGATTTGTCTGATAGATTCGATAAACCTTATCACAAAAATCCACACCAACTGTCTCAATCAACTGAGGACGAGAGCTAAAGCTCACATAGTGACCAGCAAAAGGACCACGTGCACGCTCTGCCGCATACAGACCAAGAGAAATGGCCACATTAATAGGTGCACTTGCTTCGGTTCCCCACATAGAACCAGAAGTATCTACAACGCAAAGAGCATCAAGAGAGCAACCACTGAAATAATCTTTAAGATTATCCCAATACTTATTGATTGCGGCTCGTTCAGTAGAATCTACTCCAGTAAGTTCTGGAATATTAGTGCGATTCCAACCCCATCTGCTCATATTATGAGTAAGATTATAAGCTTGAGCAACTACTTCGTAAGGATAAAGATCCTTGGCATTAACCGTAGTCTTCTCATCCTTTACAAAGCTCTCATAAGACACCACATTTTTTTCGCTCTTCATGCGCTCAATGTCATGCCGCGCGAACGCATTACGATAAATGAAGCCAGCCTTAGAAGGAATCTTATCGAACTCGATCTCATCCCACTTACCAGCACTCATAAGGCACTCAACCACATTAATGCGCGCCCGCAGCGTAGAAAGCATCTTACGATACTGCCGATGGTTCAGACCAAAGGCAGCGCGAGTCTTATTTGCCAGCATACGAGACTCTTCACTAGAAGTATTCTCAGACTTCAACCACTTAGCAAGCAGAGAAGGAGTCTTGCAAGTGATGTCGAGCTTCATCTGCTCTTCCATCATCTTGAAAGCATCTCGCTCAAGCTTGGTGCCGACAAACACATACAAATCATCCCAGCGCCCAAACTCAGGCACATACTGAAGATTGCGCCGCATTGCTTCGGTTTCATGCACGGCTAGCCACTTGGTCACAACACGGAAGAATCTGCGCTCGCCTTGCCCACCGCGAATATCACGCAGATAAAACAAGCACTTCAGCGCATAAGTAGGATCTTCAGCAAATGCCTTCTGAAACAGCACAATACAATCATTGTCGCTACGAGAACGATAAGCCGCACCAAGCCCAAACAGATCAAGCAGTCCAGACATAGACGACTTTCTTGTAAGCGCACCATTTTCAGTATAAGTGTAATTGGTTGCAGACTTCATTCCATTAAGAAAGTTATTCATATTCCTTTATCTCCTTTATATCTTGGCCTTTAACAAGGCTGTAGTTATTTCCTTTTAATTCCTAAAATGTCCTAATAAGTTCTTACTTTCTAAGCTCCGCTTGCGCTACTTAGACCTACATCCCTCGGTTTATATCCAGCCCTCAGAACTTATTAGTAAGATTGATATAGTTTCCTGTCATTCTCCAGCTCTAGTTCTGCTGTAATCGCACCCCTATCACAATCATCTGGGCGGAACAATTTCTTTTGGTATAACTACTTACGATCTATCTTCATTATACCGTCATTAATAATTAATAGCCCAATTCTCATTATCCTAGCATTTTGAGAATCTTCGTCGTGGTTTTGTTAACTTTGTCCACGAAAGACCGAGACTTAACTCGTAATATCACCGGCCATTTCCAAGAGAAATAGTAACTGAATTAATACACATTACTTCATAGTACAAAACTTTGCGCTTAAAAACAATCTTCCACCAAGGTTTTATTTCATAATATGTTTTTATCAAGAGGAAACAATCTGTTTGAAGAACTCTATCAAGATCTTCTTTTGTGTTGATGCGATAAGTACATCCAGCTATACAATGTGTATCTTTCATTATTATTTCTCCTTTTGGCAGCCGAGGAAGGTGTCGATCCTTCACTTTGCGGGTCAAAGCCGCATGTACAGGCCGCTATACGACTCGGCTATATACTAGACACATTTAAAATTCTTACGCTCTACCTACTAAGCTACTTGCCGAAACGGCGAGACGGGAGTTGAACCCGCGACATTAAGATTCCTCTTAATATTTGCTGTATGTGTCTTTATGGTAGAAGGCGTGAGAATCGAACTCCTCTACTGGTTCCCAAAACCAGGGTGCAAAACCATTACACTTCGCCCTCTAAATTTACGAGACACTTAACATAAATTCAGAATTAAAAGTTCTATTGATGTTAAATAATTTGCTGTTTGTGTCTCTCTCAACTTTCTATATATATTATACTATGAATTTAAAGAAAAATCAAATTTTACATATCAATCTTCTTCATATATACTAAATCATTATCCTTCATCGGAATAGCGATAAATTGAATATTTGTTTCTAAACTTCTATTAACAGGGAAACTCATTAACTTATTACCATGAGTAGATGTTGCATAAACTGTATCTTCATTCATTTCAAATGCAGCGGTTTGTGGTAAAACCTTTTGAGTGATTATTGCTCCATGTTGTTTAATTGAAAGAAATAACGGAGTTTGATTATCAAAATCAATCATTGAAAGATCAAGATATAAGGTGCCGCAATAAGGACACTTATACTCATTTATATCATACGGCGCGCCGCAGTTTGGACAATTACGATTTTTCATTTTTCTTTAATATTTTTACAACCTTTTTAATTTTCCTTTTATAAAAATAATTTCTTAAAGGATACCAATTTTCATTTTTCCAACCAAGACAATTCCCGTTTTCATCTATATGATCGCACATGCATCCACGGAAATATCCACAATTATCACAATCATGAATATGCTTAATATATAAACGAATAAGATAGTGCATCCGCCATTTTAGATTAAAAATAACTTCATCCAATCGCGAATCCCGCATAATATTTAACCTCTTCTGGCTCATGTCCTATTGGATAATATTTATTTTCTACATAATCATATTGAAAGAAAATACGCCCTTCTTCAAAATCATAACCACTAATACCTTCATGATATGCTTCAAGAACTGCATAATCATAACAATGCTCCCAAAGATCTGTACGATTATTAGTTAATGTATCAAGGGCATCTTCTTTATTAGAATAAAAGCCCCAAGTCCGCGCACCTTTGATACCATATTTATCATCAAATTTAGTAAAAACTGTAATAAACCAATAAGTTTTATCCATAATAACTCCTAATATTAAAGCTGGCTTATGCACCATGATCTGTGGCATCGGAACCAGTACCATTACGTTTGTACAGGCACAAACTTTTCTGGAAAGGCTAATCCTTTTATGCATAATTTAACTAGTAGCAGTCACTGTTGATTGCTTATTCCTCACTTACTTGGAACGGGATACCAGACTTGAACTGGCCCCAGATGCTTGGAAGGCACCGATGCTACCACTAACACCAATCCCGCGCGCAAGACAACTGTTTGAGCTGCGTTTCCTCTTTTAAGTCTGACTAACCGCCGTAAAAAATCCAGACCGCAGTTGCTTTGGAGCCAACGGTGAAGATTCGAACTCACGACCTATCGCTTTGTTCGTCAATACTTTATTATTCCTCCATAATTATTTGTAATTGTTTTGCTAATTCATACTCTACTGCAAATTTAATTCCTTTAGTTTGTCCATTTTTAGGTGGACTAAATCGTAAAGTTTTTTTAGTAGAAGCAGTTTCATTAATTGGAATTAAATAACATTTATTATTCCAATAAGTAGCAAAATAATCAATTTCCTCTTTAGTATAAGAATGTGAAATATTTTGAGTACTATTAGTACGAGTAGAACGAGTTGAAAAACATATTGCTCCTTCACTATCTTTACATATAGAAGCAGTTTTAACTTGTACTCGTATTAATTTTCCATTAATATCAGCTATAAAATCATAACGAGAATTTTCGCCATAGGGGATACTTACTTGGTATCCTAATTCATAAAAAGCAGTAATACACTATAATTCAGTAAGATTCCCTTTTGCTTTGGTTGATAAATTATTTTCCATGTTATATTTTATAAAGTTTGACAAACAAGGCGATTGCACTACCCCTGTGCTACGCTGGCATATCTTTTAATTTACTTTCAATCATCCATCCACAATTTGGACAATGAATAATATAGTATTCATTAATATTTGAAGAAATATGTTGAGCTTCATTTCCAGAAAAAATAAAATTACAATTACAATGAGAGCATGTTTCTTTATAAATATCATTATTTACAATATATTTCATAAAATATCCTTATCTCCTATTGGCGCCGCCGCGAGGATTCGAACCCCGATAGACTTTCACCTACTCATGGCTTTCAAGGCCAGGCCCTTACCATTAGGGTACGACGGCAAATAAAAGAGTCCCGTGCTACCATTACACTAAACAACCGGTATTACTGGTACTGACCCAGTCTTGGACTCTTGTGGCGCCCGCGGTGTGTGCCGACCACACTCAAGCATTACTGCTCCTAACTCCTTAGCAGAGAGTCCCCTTTGCCAACATTGGGTACACGGGCATAAAGTGAGGACTATTATCTTGCCCGTCCCCTGTAGGGTGAGTAGACTTTAGCAGCCGAACCGCCCGGTTATCTACAGCCTCGCTGGTGCGCCATCGCAGATTTGAACTGCGGACTCCTACATTAAAAGTGTAGTGTTCTTCCAACTGAACTAATGGCGCTTATTCAACTTTTTCATCAATCCAACTTTTAAAACATTTGCCACAAATATCATAAATACCTTGATATTTCAGTAAATCATAAACATTTGTCGCTGGATTGGTAGAATCTATTTTAACAGTAATACTAAACTATACGCCGACTTCTTTTCCACATAAATCGCATCTATGAATTGTCATTTTACTCTCCTTTTATAAAGATACTCCCCTACACAGCCACATTGACTATCCATATAAGGCACCTATCAATCTCGCTCCTCTTCTACCATACCCCTCGGGGAGTATTTTACTTGGTGCGGGCGGCCGGACTTGAACCGGCACGGGCTAAAGCCCAACAGATTTTAATGGTGCTAGACACTGGTGCTGCCCCAGCTAATTGTCACTGGACACTAGCGTCTGTGGTGTCTACCTATTCCACCACGCCCGCATATTAACAAGACGTAATAAAATTTATTCACAGTTTATCAGACTGCTGCCTTAACCGTTTGGCTAAATTGGAACACTCCAATTATGGGAATCGAACCCATATTCTTCTTAAAGAAGAGTTTGCTGTATACGTCTTTATGGTAGCTCGGGTTGGACTCGCACCAACGATGTTTCTATGTTACGCGTTTACAGCGCGCTGCCCTCGCTACTAGGCATACCGAGCTATATAAACAAGACACTAAATCCAATACAAGCTATTCATGGCGCTCATCGAGGGAATTGAACCCGCGTGAAAATTGCTGTTAAAGTGTCTTATGGCTGCCCAGGAGAATTACGATATCTCGACATCACGCTTAACAGGCGTGCGCTCTGCCTCTGAGCTACTGAGCAATATATTTTAAAACGAGATACAGAAAATTTAAAGGACTTGAACCTTTTCGTTTATGTCTACAAATAACATTTACTTATCCACTTTATATTTGCTGCATGTATCTCTATGGTGGAGAATATGGGCACCGACCCCATCTGTTTTTCCGCGTGCAAGGCGGATGACCACTCCAAGCAGTCCCATTCCCCAAAAATCAGTTGCTATTTATATAGGTACATAGGGCAACTACTCCTATGCGGAGAATCACAACTGACCCTGTCGTGTGTAGTAGCTCGTCAATTCGAGCGCTTACTCTCCTCAGTTGGCGACTCCGGTGGGCTTTGCTCCCACGACCTCGTGCGTGACAGGCACGTATTCTTCGTTGCTGAACTACGGAGCCATATACAAGACAGCTAATTCCTTTTGATTACCTAGCTTTCGCCTTAGCGGTGGCTTACAAATTAGAATCACTATAAAATAAGCGTTTTCTCATGGCAGTGGATTATTATTCCACTCTTGTTATATTTTCATTCAAGAAAATATTTTGCAGTTCAGCTGTCTTTCTTAACTTTATGTATATATTATATCATTAAATTACACTTTTTTCAAGTTTTTAATCTTAATGGTGCGGACGTCGGGACTTGAACCCGCATCTGACGATTATAAGTCGCCGGCTCTAACCAATTGAGCTACATCCACATAATTTAAATGGCGGGCGTGCAGTCATGATTCGGTCTGCACCAAGCAATCACTCAATCACGCACATCTCATCAGGGTCGCACAGATGTTATTGTACATCTACTCGCGCTTCATAACGTAGACGTTCGGGAGTTCTCTCTCCTCGTGTCCCCTTCCTGAGCATTATTTTCTTCACGGCTTTTTATACTTGCCTACCGCCATTTTACATTGGATTCTTCTCATTTCAACTTGGACCTGTGAGAACTTTAGAGATCGGCCAAGGACAACTCCCCTACTGTTAAACAAACCACCTATCCTTTATGGACACTTAATAGAGTATTGTTGCTTCTATTAAGCCGCTTACACTTGTTTATACCGTACATTTTTTTCCAGTTTACTCGATCAAGCCATATTTCCCCCTTGGGTGGATTTATTTTTGGCTCATCCCATAAGTCTTTATCATGACCTCAACCTATGGCGACTGACGAAGGGACAGGCTACCACTGCCCGAGCTGGACTTTTTATTTTGTAACTTGCTTATTCCGCCACAGCGCGGTCAAGCGAAACCGCTTTGCAAAGTTGGAGGTTTTACCATCTTTATCGCAGATTAAACCTGCCTTGAACGATGCGAACATAGCTCATCTTTAGTTTTCACTTTGAAACTACTGAGGTATATGCCATATCATCTGAAAAGTCAACTCCATGTTTTGATACCGAGAACCATTGGTGTCTCGACTCGGAGAAAAGAGAGATACTTAATGCATCTTTTCTCTCTCACTTTCTATATATATTATACTATAAAATTATGTGAAAATCAAATTTTTATTTAAATGTCTCTTTTAAGTCATCTTCAGTCAAACTAATTATAGTTTCGTAAAGTTCAATTCCAATAACGCTATCAGAACCATATAGATGTACTATGTAGTCGGCGGCCCAGCCATAAGAAAATGCCGCAACTATACCAGATTCGGTTGCTGGTTCATCTAATTCATTATCAAAATAATTAACCGTATACTTAAACAACATCGGTGCTTTCTCAGTAGCTATCATAGAATATCACCTCTACATCTGGATGTAGTTTCATCCAGATTCTAAGCCAGAAAAGATTTCGCTTCTGCTCTTTAAGGATTGATTTGATTTCGTCAAAATCCCAAATTGAGTCGTCCCAATCTTTAGGGTTTTCCAAATAGTGGATAATAATACGCCAAAGATAGGTAATCTCTTTCATTCCACATTTAAATTCCCACTTATCTGTTGGCCTATTAGGGAAAGCAGTCCGCAAAAACCAGTTACGGAGTCCCCAGCACTTCCGCCAATAGCATACTTCTACACCATCATTATAATCCTTCTCAAAAGGATATTTGATAAACCGCGGCAAGTCTTTACGTTTTACACCACGTACAATCACGCCATTATCCAAACCCAATTATAACACCTCCTCTGGTTTTCTACCAGCCGCCCGCGCTTGTTCATTCGGATTCGGCTTTTCATCCCATACCTTCCAATACTCAGTAATACATTTATTCATCCACTCACCAAGATGCCAGTCAAGATCATAGTTATTAAAATTCTTAATCTCTGTCGCGCCCGTCTTGGTATCGGTAAATTCTAACCAAACACTAAATTCTGCACCACTCTTATCTTCAAAGGGCCAAAAATATGCCGCATACTGACGAAGTACAAACCGGCCATCCCAAAGCCAATCATTCTTGACAAACTGGTTCCATTTTCTTACAACTCTATTTACTTCTCTCTGATACTTCTTACGACTTATGACACTATTCTTATCTCGCAGCATTAATTTCACTCCTCACATCATCTGATATTTCAGAAATATATTGACCAGTCGCTCTACTTCTGAAATGTTCTTGTTAATAAAATTTACTGCCCATACATTGGCCGCAAATTCGTCTGGCATTTCCCAATACTTAAACATTTCTTCCATGGTCGTATCTTCATCAGAGAAAATCCAAAACTTATTATAATACATTGCCAGACGTTCAGAGTTACTAAAACTATAAACAGTATTATAATGCCCTAGCTCATGAATAAAAGGAAGAACTCGCCCCAGATCCATCCATTCAAGTCCATATTCATACAGAAATTGCTCAAACCACTTATCAATTTCATCAAAACGATCTATACCAATATTAATTACACATTCACCGACATAATTAAAATCAATATCTTCACCAGTTGAATAATAAAAATCACTATTCATTTCAACACTAAGACTTGGAAATCCATTATCACACAGCCACTGGATGACTTCGGATTTAAAGGACATTTAATTCTCTCCTTTCTCATTTTCTATATATATTATACTATAAAATTAAAAGAAAATCAAATATTAAGTTTCTTTCGTATATCACTTTCAATTTGATCTATACTTACTGGATAGCCATCATGTGCATCTACTTCAACATGATAAATAAGTCCATTATCCCAATGAAGGAATGGATCTTTAGTATGAGAATGACCGCAAAGACTTATGACCTTATGGCGGTCTTGATAATTTTCTGTAATCTGCGGATAATGTGAAAGTATATACGTCCAGCCATTATGATGTAGGCGGCCGCCATAGTCAACAGACATAAAGATACCACTATCTTGATATTTCATCACTCGTGAAATAGTATCATGATTGCCAACAATAATATATTTAAATCCATTGAGCCGTCGCAGACATTTCAGCCCAAATTCATCATTATTCAGCATACAATCACCAAGAATATAGACCGTATCTTCCCATGTTATAACGCTATTAAATTTTTGAATTAAATCTTCTGCTTCTTCATATATATTACTATATCCACGTGGGCCATAAATAAACTCGCGATCATGGCCAAAATGAAAATCAGATGTAAAATATATCATGAATTATCCACCTTCATAATTGCTGTATATTTATACGGATCACGATAAGGATCACTTAAAGCTTTAAACATTTTTCTAAGTGCGTCTTCTGGTACACGGGCGCGCCCATCACGTTCTTCGTTGCGTGCTACTATAGTTTCATAATCACTATATACCACAACTGGAATAATATTGATTTCTTCTTCTTTCCAACGAAAGCCCATATAAAACTTAATAGCATTAAGAAGTTTCTTTCGAGAACCCCAACTCAAATGAGTTGCATCCGCGACAATATTATAAACTCCTTCTTCATAAAAACCACGTACAATTTTACTAATAAACAAATCAAATACTTCGTCTTCTCTACTAAAATAATCATCTTCATCTTTTAAGAGAGAAAAACGTACTTCATCTCGTGAAACATAATACCATCCCGGCCCATTACACAACTTATTTTTTGCAAACCAAGTTTTCCCTGAGCCGGGCGCCCCGCACATAATCCAAAGAGTTTTGTTATCCATCAAATCTCAAATCCTTTCCTTGACATTCAAAGCAAGCTTCACTATATGCAACATCACAATAACCACACTCAAAAGGACAAAATGGCTCTTTTTCTTTAACCGACTCAAGCCACTTATCAAATTCTTCACGTGTCATTCTCATCAGCCACCTTCTTCAGTTCTCGCGCATACAACTCACAAACTCGGTCCGCCGCGCTTTCCATTTCTTCTCTACTAATTTTACGCCATTTCCATGCCCAGTCAATATAATCAGCAATAGAATCCAATGATCGCTCACAATACTTATAGTTTTCATGCTGTTTCAGAACACGATCAATCTTTTCGTAAACGGTCATTTTAATTTCTCCTTTAATCAACACACGAGAGTACGTAATTATGAGGCATATAAGGTTCTTTACCAGGAAAGAAAGACTTATATTCATCAATCATCTTCATCAAATCTTCATGAGGATAAGGCGTCACAGGCGGCACCCTAAAATATTCACTAGGATCTGCGTGCCAGATCATAAGACCAAAGAAATAAGTAGAGTTATCAGGGTCCCATCCATCAATCGCAAAAGCATAGTCAGATTCCTGAAACTTTTTGAATTTCTCTTCTGGAAATTCACGATATTCTTGCCGCTGAACAATGAAACCATAACCTAATCTGGAACTATAATGAACAGACATTAATTAACCCTCCTTGTAACTATTGAAGTAGCAATCTTCAATCCATGTATCATCAACTTCTTCACCATTATCAAGAGCTTCGGCCATAGCTTCAAGATCAGTTGCGTCATAATCTTCTTTAAACAAAGATACTGCATATGCCTTAGCTTCTTCATATGTGCGGAAATACCAACGAGTATCTCCTTCACAAGTAACGACTGCATAAAATTTAGATGGCATAATTAATGTTCCCTTTCTTTATTTTCTATATATATATTATAATATAAAAATAGAGAAAAGTCAAATTACTTTTCTCTATCCTTATATACAATTGTCATTACGATTATTCCAATCCAGAAACAACTGCAAAATATCTAATAATTACCCATGATATTTCAGCAGAAAGCTATTACTTACAGCCTTGAAAGACCGAGTTCCATCAACACTTCTCAACACAAGGCCTTCACGGGGCAGACCATCAATCATTGACTTACCTTCTGCAAGAGTAAGAATCTTATCCAGACGAGTTTCTCCATTTAGCTGATCGAGCTGATTAAAGAAGAATGAAGATTCAACTACTGGCACACAAGGAACATTGAATCCATTTTCCAGAAGATTCTTCATCGCATTACTATTCCATCTGCCTTTATCAGAAGTAATAAGATTAAATGCGGCAAAATCATGCCCAGTAAGACTATAATCTCGTTTCTGCACGCCCGCGCCGTAAGTTTCCCCTTGAATCGTAACCCAATCTGCATTAGGCATCCGTTCAAGAAGCTCATTCAGCACTTTAAACATGTCATACTTCTGCGCCATTTCCCAATAAATATTAGTATCATAATAACAAGGCTTATCAACACTATCGAAGCATACATTACGAGAGCATACATAAAACTCATTCTTGCCACGTTTGCCACGCTTCATTGTGAAAGTAGTAGAACTACCATCAATTTTTTCAGTGATAATCCAGTCCCCTTCATCTTCCAGAATCCAAGGCATATTCTGAACACGCTCTTCATCGGTCTTTACGACCCACTCTGGCCATCCATTCTTTTTGTCTTTCTTCTTCCCGAAGAATACGAACATGAGTTTACGGCCCCACTCGCGCTTCATCAGCCAGCGCGCCCAAGACTTCTTAAAGATGTTGGGATGCCGCTGAGCCATCTTCTTATACTTATCCACAGAAGGAGCCTTACGCTGATTATCCTCTGCGTCCGCATAAGTTACACCAAGCTTTTCAGTAAGGAAACGAGACTCACCATTGGCATAGTGACACTCTCCCTTATTGTCCTTAATATAAGGAACATTTCCAGAAGAATCATCAGTATCATATCCAATACTCCATCCGAAATCTTCTGCGTGCATAAGAAGACCCTGAGAAATTACCTTACACATACGAAGCGTCTTTACCTTATAGTTCCGCTTCGCAAGAAACGCAAAACATTCCTTATCATACGGAACCTGGGAGTCAATCTCAAAATAAATCGCGGGATCACCAACGTTAAACTGGCCTTTCTGAACAATCACCCACCAGCCGCCAACACGAGCATGCTCAACTCGATCATAATTAGGGATAGGACGAATTTCATCAATGGTCACTACATAACAGAGTTCCCTCTGATTATCTTTATTAAGCATATCGTTCTCCTTTCTTATTTTCTATATCTATTATACTATAAAATTCTTAATTTTTCAACTTTTTCTTCTTTCTTTCGGTTGCTTTGTCAATCGTAAAACGATGCAATGGTGTGGCTTCTTTAAGTAACCCGCTTTTCATAAATTCATTAAAATTAATGGGAGCATAACCAGTTACATCTGCACAAACGCATAAATGATTAGGACGGCGGACGCATAAATTATGCGTATGCCCGTGCAAACAAAAAGCCCAATCAATATCAACCGGTTCATGAGAAAGTAAAAGCCGTTCTCCTACCATGACCGGCCCCTGATAGATTTCATCAAAGATACCTTCAAATTTGGTAGCAGACTGATCATGATTCCCCATAATAAGAATCTTGTATCCTTTAAGACGCCGCGCGTAATCTAAATCTCCGACATCACCAAGATGAATAAGGACTCCAGCTTTACCAACTTTGGAGTTAATATTTTTTAAAAGAGTTTCATCATCGGGCCGCATACTAAATGCAGCTTTAAGATCATCTTCACCAAAATGAGTATCTGAAATTACCCATACTCCACCGCGTTGGCCCCAGTGTTCAAAACATTTATAAAGTCCTTCAATCATTTACTTTCTCCTATAACATTTCGCCCAGTAATTTAAAAACTGCTTTTTATCATACTCTAGCCATCTACTCCACCATTCGCCAGTTCCGTCTTTATATTGTATCCAGAACATACGAGGATGTTCATAATCATGAAGTGCTTCAGCTTTACTCCAACGAGTTACATAATCATGAATATCATAAGAGCAAAAAAATTTCTTGTATGACATACCATCAAGAGTTAGAATGTCTCTATATCGTGACTCTCGTGTTAAATATCCAAGAGTTATCCGTTTATTGCGTCGCCGCACACAACGATTAGCAATCTGTTTTGTTTCCTTCGTACTGCGGCGATGACCATCGGTACAATATGGACTCTTTTTGTATGAACGAGACATGCCGCCCTCCTTAAAATTTAATTTATTTCTTCACTTATTCTTCCTTCAACTCTCTGAGTCTTCTTCCGCACATCGGGCAGAAGTTGATCAGTACATCCTTATGCCACCCACATGCCTTTAAGGCCAGTGAATAGCCACCCACCCCAAAGAAGATAAACGCATGCCCGTTCTTCTCAATCGGCACCACGAATCCGTCCCTGTCTTCATAACAGTATTTACAATTCATGTTTCCACCTTTAATCAATCACACTCTCACAAACCGGACAATAAAATGTGCCATAATATGGATGTCCCATAAAATAGTCTTCCTCTTGCCAATCACACTTATAGATCGGCTCACCACATTCGGGACACTCAAAGAACTCTTCATCCCAATCAACATGACCACCATAATTTACTTCAATCAGACGCGCCATTTTCTCCCAAGCCATTTAGATTTCCCTCCATCCGTTATGCTCAATAATTGCGCGCATATTCTGGACACCTACTACATTCTGACTATGAATATGAAAAAAGTATCCAGTATCAACAATGCCTTCGCGCTCAAGCCAGTTCAGAATCTCAATATAGTCGCCACCATCTTTGGTGTAATCGCCGGCATCATGATCGAGATCAATTATAATAGTATCATCCCGCATATTACTTTCATAAGTACGAATTACTGATTTAGCTCCATTAACAGTCCGGCACCAAAGCCAACTCATATCGGGCGGCCGACGCATATCATCAATCCAGAGCTTCATTTTTATTCTCCCTTCTCTCATTTTCTGTATATATTATAACATAAAAATCTAAAAAAGTCAAAAATAAAAAGAAGAACTATATTCTTCAATAGTTCTTCTTCTGAATGGCGCATAGTACAACCTATGCTTACAGAGTTCTTTCCCTGGAGTTCCCATGCTTTTTGACCGTTCGATACATGGTGGTGGACCTCGGAGTTCAGAAGCCATCGTCAATTACTTACAAAACAAGGCACTAAATAAGAAAAGGATTTTCACGGATTAACCATAATTATAATAACAATTTATAATTTCATCTATAAAATCAAGAATTAATAAAATTGCTGTATGTACCTTTAATTATATATAAATATCCTACTTTCCCCTCGGCGCGCTACTATTAACGCATTTCTTCGGTGTCTAGAACGATGAGGACATTTTTTCTCGTTTCCTCCCCTCGAGGTCGGCTTTCACTTGGATATTTTTACCAACTATCAATATCTGTTATATCTTCTGACTGGCCACAGATAGGGCAAGTTATTTTTATACAAGTACCTAAACCAGTTCCAGTAAGTTCATAAATATATGTATTACCAGCACTTTTACTATTCAGCGGCAGCGCACATTGTTCGTAGTGTCTATTCCGAAAATCACGTTCTGCCTTTGCTTCTTTATCAGACATAAGCAATAAACTGCGAGAATAAAGCTCGTCAATTTTATTTTTATATTTTTGAATCTCTGAGTCTTTATTATATTCTTCTAACTTTTTCCTATAATATTCAACTTGATTTTCTAATCCTTCATATGTATCTCTAAGATTCTTACAGATCGTATCTATATCTTTTATTTCAACAAGTTTCCCATCTTTATTTGATGCAAAGTAGCTCATAATTATCTCCAAAATTATATTAAGGGTAGCGTATATTCTCATAGCTATTTCCGCCGCCGTTACCTTTTGGTCAGTAACAGTGAAATAGTTCCCCATAATGAGTCTTATTTATAAGAAAGGAGGTACTAAAAATGAACAGTAGTGGTTGCGGTCGGATGATTCGAACATCGTCTTAAGTTTATGAGACTTATGAGCTACCATTGCTCCACCACCGCAATATATAGAGTAGTTTAAGCTCTTACTCAGGAGCCATAATAGCCAATCGGAGTTTCCTCGGTCTGGAGTTCTTTATACACTTTCATACACATTACCTCCATAATTGGTTACTTTATATTAAAGAGAAATCCTATTGACGGTGTGATTATACTGCCCGTCACCCCAGTATATATAAACTCACATTTACCATTCCATATGCCCTTATGTTCTGGTGATTGGGAATTAGTGATTTTTACCCAATTCTTTCCGCCTCGACGGGCGCGGAGTCCGGCGCTCTCATTAACGTAGTTGCTCACGTTTTGGATGTGCAGTTCCTCACGACTTCTCTGCACAGAAGTCGATGGCACTATAATGGCAATAGATTAAGTCTATTAATCTTCTTCTTCTTCTCGATAAGCACCGCCATATACCCAACGGCACCAATCATCATATTCATCGGGAATAATTTCTTCAACTTGCTGCATGGTATCAAAATCATCAAACATTTTATTTATCCCCTTTCTTTATCTTACATATATATTATATAATAAATTTTGAAAAAAATCAAATTTTTACTTTACGCCATTCAAAAAAGAAATTGCTTCATTTACATCTTCATCGGTAAGACCAATACCACCATTTATTTGGATAAAATGATCTCTATATATACCCATATCATTCCAGTCATCTAGAATTACAAAAGACTCTATATCCAAATCCTTGTGTAGTTCAAACCATTCAGCAATAGCAGTACCACGACTAGGCCGCATAGGCATTGGGAGAGCATCCCAAATTTCCATACCATATTCTTTGAGTTTATCTCTAAGCTGATTAAAATAAGGTTTATTCTCAGATTCATTTTCTCTATTCCAACCATCTCGCCATGTAGAACTCAATACGATCTTAGCGCCCGTGGCATCAATTATATGCTTTAAACGTTCAACTAGATAATCATCAATAAAACACCATCCATCAAATGTTATGGTACGTGTCAAATTATTATTTAGTACACCATCAACTAAATATCCAAGAAGAGAATCTTCAAGGACATTTACATCACTCCCCTTTTTTCTTATATTCCTTTACTTTTTCATTCCATCTATCAATTGCCTTTTGCATAACTTTCTCATCATTAAAACCAGTCATAACAATTGGATAAAAGAAAGGACAACCAAGATTAGCACAACTTACAACACAAATATGTTTAAGTCCACTACGTTTAAATTTAACACTTGGTAATTGATTACATCTCGGACATAATTCTACTGATGGCATCCTATTCTCCCTTCTTAAACTTTGACCTATCGTAAGATCCTTTGCCTTTTTTGTTTTTGAGATAATATCCCTTTTTTCTAAATTCCAAAAACTGTTGGAGCTCTTCGCCAGTTTTCTTAAAGACTTGCTTATCTATTATAAATTCAACTCCTTAAAATTAATAATCTTCGCAAGTTCATTAGCTCTTTGATTCAATTTATTTAAGAAATCTTTATTGGGTTCTTTCCAAACAGCAGAAACGTATTTATGACCTTTCCCATAGAGAGAAGCCCCATTCTGCCTACAATACCTTAACCATTGCGGCCAACTTAAACCACTAATTCTACAGGCCAAAAGATTAAAACTGCCCGTAATGGGTTTACCTTCTGTCCAAAATTCATCCCAAACTGGACAAATAGTCCACCCATTATTACTGGATTCTCTATATACAAAGTAAGACTTCATATAAGCATTTCTCCCCAGAGCTTTTTAATCTCTTTTTCTTCTTCTGGCGTCAAACAAGTAATATCATACCAGGGCGGCAATTTTTCTGCTATCTCTTCAATAGGTGGTAGTTCAATATCTGCCGCTTCAACTTTCTGCTCACTTTTATAATCAGAAATTACATACTTCCTTACAGTGGAAGCAGACCAACCAGTTGCGGCGGCCGCCCCACTGTAAGTTCCACAAGCTAAATATGCTTCATTAATTTTTATAATATCGTCAGGCCCAACCCGCTTCATTCTACATCATTCCAATCTTCAGCATTAGTATATTTCTGAACTCGCTGATTCTTGCGCTCTTTATCTCTTTGTTTCTTAGAGTCTTCTTCATCTCGCCAGTCATCTTCCCAATCATCATAAGAACGATTCTTATCTCGCTTTGCCATCTTTAAGCTCCTTCATAAGATTTGAATAAATTTCATGATACATTTTGTCAATCAGATCTTGATCTTCAATATAGAATAAAGTAGTTTCATTATGGTCAACCGCGTTTAGAAGTAGTTGACCGAGACGAATATCTGGAGTCAATTCCCAAATTTTCTTTAAATCATTTAAAATCTGTGGGATACGATTTATATCTCTCATATCTTTCCCCTATCTCATTTTATATATATATTATACTATAAAATTATTTAATTGTCAAAATTAGGACTCTTTATAATCCACCAATCAAGCTTCCCAGTCGCATCATATCTGCGCCATCTATCATAAATAACTTCAAGTTCTTCAATATCATGATAATACATTTCAACGTGCGGCCGCTCTGCACGATCAGCATGATAGTGGCCAAACAGCCAGATATTCCATTCGCATTGATCTTTTAATTCATCCAACCAAAGTTCCATAGAATTATCAACAGTAGACTGATCTACTAGTGGCAAAAACATATCAACCGGCCGCCATGAATATGGGCAAGTGTGGGACATAATAAAATCTATTTTCTTTCCAGAAAAAAGTCTTGAAGCATCTTTCATTTCTTTGCTACTAAGCTGTTCATTATAAAACCAACCAGTTTTCTTAGCATTGGTATAGTCTATATCAAATTTATCCTGAATTTCAAAACGACCTAACCTATACCATTTATCAACGGAATAAGCCCCACCAATTACACCAACAGTATATCCATCAATATTATAAATTCCATAATCTTTAAAATAGCGAATATGTGGATATTCATTTTGAAGATATACATATCCATTTACTTCTGGATCAAAAACTTCAAGCATACCAAGTATATCTTGCGGCCGAGCTTCATGATTACCACGCACGCAATAAATAGTATAACCGCGTTCATTAACTTCTTTTTTCTTTCGTTCATCTGTTTTATTTAAATAGAAGTTAAATCCAGCGTCTCCAAGAATTATAATTGCTGTTTTTTTTGAGTTATAATTATCTAAGCAACCATTACACATCCAATTAAAATTACCGTGTGTATCACCGCGGACGAGCCAATTCTTCAAGATCAACATCCCCTTCTTTTTTGGATAAAAGATATAATACCTCTTCTAAAGTACAATATTTCATACGCCCATTTTCCCATACTCTATATAAATCACAATAGTCATAATATTGTATAGTTGTCATTTTACTCTTTCCTCATAAATTATTTTACTCATACTAGCTATAGTATATCTACCTATCTCAGAAGCACCATCATATAAAGTAGCAATTAATAATCCAGCATAGTATGGATCTGTCTATTCTTCAAGTCTCTCCCAAAGATTATAATGCTATAATTCCCAAATTATAAAATCACATTGGGTTTCTATGTCATCATATTTACACCCATAAATCTTACAATAATCATAGAAATCTAATAAATAACAAGCTGAATACCACTAACCAAGACCATAGCCACCTACATTCTATATAGCCTATACGAATTCTTTTCGATTTAATTCATATAAATTTTCTGTAAAGGGCTAACATATATCATCTTTTCTTAATATCCATCCTGGGATTGCATCAACTTTATAATTACTTTCTCTTTTAAAATATCCCATAATTCCAGCAGATATTATTTCATCCTAAGTTTCATCCATTAAATAATTCCAAATTTGATCCGCCGCAGTTTCTCGATCGTATACCGCGGCCGCCTAATAAGTCGGAAGTATCAGACAAATCAAAATACATATTATTAATATTTTTCTTGACATCTAATCACTCCTAATTCTATATTTATTATATTATAAATTTAAATAAAAAGCAAATTCTATTATAAAAATAGAGGGGTAAATGCCCCTCTATTTAATCATCTAATAGAGTAGCTAAGTTTGCTACTTCACCACGTTCTGTCTTTGGTAAATAAACATAACCAAATAATTTATTACCACTTAATCTATCAATCATTTTTATGATTCCATTATCTTTTTCATATACTTTATTATCAGTTTGATGAGTATCCGAATTAAGCCATAATTCAGAATTATCACCAACTCGACTAATAATTAATTTTGCAATTTCACTCGTAATATTTTGCGCTTCACAAACATAAATTAAACAATTTTCAAAGCTGCGACCACGTATATGAAGTAAAGGAACCATCTCAAGCTAACCTTGGGTTATAAGCATTTCCGCGCCATCACGGCCGCCGACCTTATCATATATTGGTGCCAAAGTCCAATCAAGTTTTTCTTCGACGCTACCTTTTAAATAGCCTATATCTGGAACATTAGCAACAGTTACATTTGGACGTATATAAACAATTTTATCAAACTGGCCGCACTCAATATAGTCCAAAGCTTGATTAAGCATTAAGAAATCTTTCATTTACTACCCTCGGTTTCCCGAAATTTATTAAGGGGATTAGACTATATCTTCAACTCTTTTATCCTCTTGGGCGGCCATTGCCTTAGCACGCTTACGAGTTAATGCAATATGATCATTATTATATAAAAGTTCACATAATTTTATTGCATCTTGGCCATTCCAGACAGCCTTATATACATTATTATAATTTGTAATTTTATTATGTGAATTTTTATTAATTAATAAATCAATTTTTTCTTGAAACTATTTTATAATTGATTCAGTATGTCCAGTAATATTTATATGCCAACTGTTATTACTATAAAAGATTGATCCATCTCCATCAATATATCCACGTAAAAAATCAATTAAATAGTTATCCGGAAAAACAATATTTGTCACTACATAAGTTTTATTTGGGACGATATTAAATTTTGCTAAATCATCAGCTAACTACTAACTTCTAACTGAAAAACTATATGTACCGTGCGGCCGCCCACTACGTTTATCATATCTTAGAGAAGCATTACTATTTAATTCTTTTTGAAATAATATTAAAATTTCTTGATCTTCTTCTGATAGTTCTATCCTAATAGCCGGCGAACGTTTATTCTCTGGATCTAAAGCAATATTACCATCAGCAAATAATAAACCTAAAAAATATGCTTTTGTAGGAGAATCTATTATAGAAAAATAATCTTGTTTTAATAAACGATTCTTAGTCTTTGCTTTCTTAATTTCTATATCCCAAGATTTTAAATATTTACTAATGGTATCTGACTTTGCTCCAAATTTACGAGCAATCTCTGTACAAGTAAGACCATCAATAGTATAACTTTTTATAATATAATCTTTTTGTTCTTGTGTCCACTGTCTCTACATTTACTCACCTCCTTCTAAAATAATATTGGCAATTATGAGTTGTCTCGCACTTCGGGTTAATACCCTACTCCCAATTGGGATAGTCGTTGAACCTTCCGTATAACGGCTTGGCTGCTGATTACCATATCTTATTGACTTAGGCTTCCAGCAATTCACGAGATATTTTATCATTTAAATCACTTTAAACGGTGGCAAAGAATTTACCACTTCCATATACACCACGTATCAGTTTAACTTTTGATTTTCTATCTTGAAGCATATCTAGTGCTAAAGTCTATTGATCATTACGAGGCTTAATTGTTTTTGTATATTTATTACTAATAGTTGGAAATTTTACTTTTCTAAATTCTCCATTCTAAAAACAGTACTTATCAACTACCTTTCCATCTAAGTCACTAATTAATAAATACTCGTTTTCAATAAATTGTGGGGCTAACTATTCTGGATGAGTATAAAACTCAGCCATAGAATCGTCAGAGTAAACAAACTCTTTATAGCCAGTATACAAATAAGTCACTTCCTATATTAAATATGAGGTTCAAGTTCAAATGCAGTTATACCCTTTTCGGCAATTTTTACAGTTATATCACCAATATCCGACCAGATGTTATTCGTGCCGAGGAAAGCCTTGAGTTTACCGATGTTGGGGAAGTGGTAGGTTTCGGGATTCTTAAGCTTAAATAGAATTGTTAAAGGATTTTCTGAAAGATAGTTTCTCCAATTATTAAGAGCACCTATTGTTGAGCATTTCATATAAATATATTGCCCAGTATGTGCAAAATAATTGTCGTTAGTATCCCAGTTCGCAGACTGCGCAATCGGTCTTAAATAGTTTGCTATTGCATCATAGGGCTGCCATGTTGACGTTGGATTAACTATTTTGTTGTATAGGTTGGACGGCGCAAGCCATTTTGCAGACGCTCCCCATGATCCCGAGCTCCAATCCTCATCTGACGAACCGTCTAATGTAATAAGAATTCTATTTCCATTCACATCTGCTGACCCATCCTCATTGAGCGTGACCGTGCCGCCGTAGATTATGCCAGCTTCGGATTGCCAGTTGATTGGAATTGTTGTTACTGGCTGGTACGGTATGAATTCAGTTGCCGCAGAACCTATTTTTATAACAACTTTAGCCGCATCAAAATCAGAAGAAGACATTTCACCGTTGTTCTTTAGCTTAACCAAAATTGCTACATTATCAGCCCCGCTAAAAGAATACGCCTGAGAATGCCAATCATTGTGCGGACTTACTGTAGCAGTAGACAGACCATCCGAATCAAATGTTTCCGTGGTAACATCGTACTTAGTAAAATCGCAAGAAACGTAGTATGTGCAGTTTTTATTGAGCCTAATTAAAGATTTCCCACGGATTCTGTTTGTTGAAGACAAATAAGTTTGTGCATACGTTCTTCCAACTGGATATTGAGGTACAATCCCACTCGATGACGCAGAACCGATTTCAAAGTCGTTCGGACACCAGTTTTCTACACTGTTGTAAATATTTGACCCTGTCCACCCGCTGATCGGTCTGACATTATCCGGTGACGGATCACCTGTTCCCTCTTGCATCGGCTTAATATTTGCTACTAAAGATTTAATCTTAGTATTATTTCTTCCATTAAAACTTACGATAGATCCACTTAACTCTTCTTCTTGATCAGCAATTTCCATCTAAAATAACTTATTATCATTTATAGCATAAATCTTATCATTCTCTTCCAAATTTATACTATTAAGTTCACTAGCATCATCAACATAATATAAATTCTAATCGCGATTCTATAAATCATTTACATAATTTAACTACCTATCACTACTCATAACATACCACCATAACTTGTTTCTTTCCATTGATGGCTACTATTTAAAATATAAAATTTATCAGTCTCAATTACATGTATTTTAGAACCCATAGGAACATTAGAAGCATCAAAATTATCTTTATCAGTAGCTTCATCTGCTTCAAAATAATTAATAACAGAATTATAGCTATTTCCAACTTTTACTAAAATTACCATTTGTTTCACCTCCATTACAGTAAAACATTAATATCACTTATAATTTCATCAACAACACCTTTTTCTAATGCTTCTGGCGCACGAATATACCAATCTTTATTAATATGTTCTTCAACTTCAGTACGAGTATATTTACTTCTTTCAATAATAAAATTGATAAGTTTATCAATCTCTTTCTTATAATCATCAATAGAACTCATAATATTATCAAAATCACCATTTAACTGCGCGCTACCTTTGTGAAGAATAAAATAGCTTGATTTAAGAGCCATACGAACATGACATGATAAATAAATATAAGACGCAGCACTTGCAACCATACCAATAGCAATACCAATAACTGGTGTTTTTGATAATTCAATTACACTACAAATTGCGGCCTAAGCATCAAGCTCACCGCCTGGGCTATCAAATAAAAGTCGAATAGGCTTTCTATCTTCTTCTGGAATATCTTTATCTTCTCTATTCCATTTAGTAATATAGTGTATTAATTCATGAGTCAGATCTCCAGTAATTTCTTCATTAATCCAAATAGTACGATTAACAAGATCTTGATAGTATTTTACTTGATAAGCATTAGGAAGCTTTGTATCAAATAAATCTTCAGGGAGATCTATATAAAATTCGGTATCATTCATACAAATGTACCTCCTATTTAATTATTTATCAGACTAATCTGATATTTGAAAGTAACAAAAATCCATCTAAAATTCATAATATTAATGTTTACATACGTTCTTTGTATATTTCTAAAAACTTGTCCTACTTTAAAATAAGGAGGATGATTTCAATGACTAAGAAAACAATGGATATAATTTTAGTTATTGTAGGTGTCTCTATCGTAATATTTACTATCATAATGGTTTGGATATATTTAATTACTGGCGGTATTCCAGATACATTATGTACATGCTTCTTTGTAGCCTGCACCGGAGAATGTGGTTTTATGGGTTGGATAAAAACAGCCAAAGTCCGCCAGCAAGATCATGAATGGGAATTAGAACAAGAAAAAAGACAAAAAGATGAAATTACTTAGATCAAAGAAGAACTAAGTAAAATGGAGGGTATATAATGGAACAATTTAATTTTTGGATTCAAGCAATTATTTCTATTCTTAGCGGCGTGGCCATTTTAGTACCATTAATTGTTAAATTGGTGCAATATGTCCAAGCTAACGCAAAAGAAAAGAACTGGAGTTCATTAATGGTTCTTGTTATGAATCTTATGGCCCAAGCAGAACAAATGTTCGATAAGGGCGCTGATAAGAAAGAATGGGTTATCAATGAACTCAAAGCTGTTGCTAGTACTTTAAATTATGAAATTGATTGGAACATTGTCAGTGAAATGATCGACAAGATCTGCGACGTTTCTAAAGAAATTAATATGGAAGTGACACAGTGACTACTACTGAAGCAAGAGAAAAATTACTATCAGTAGCACGTCAAGAAATAGGATATCATGAAGGTGCCAACAACTATATAAAATATGCTGTTGGCACTTGGGATAATATATTCTATGGATGGGATCTCCAAAATCAACCTTGGTGCGATGTCTTTGTTGATTGGTGTTTTTGCACTGCTTTTGGGACACAAAAAGGCGCAGAAATGACTTATTAGACACTTGGTAGTGGCTCTGCTTTATGTAGTACAAGTGCTTCATTTTATAAAGCACACAATGCCTTCTTTAATTATCCAGAAGTTGGAGATTAGGTTTTTTTCTATGTAAGCGGTGGTATTAACCATACTGGTATAGTTGAGAAAGTATCTGGTTCTGGAAGTAATTGGACTAGTATTACAACTATTGAAGGTAATTCAAGTGATTCAGTCGCGCGCCGTACTTATAGTAAAGGAAATGGAACTGTCGCTGGATTTGGTCGTCCAAAATGGAGCGTAGTAAACAATACAAGTAAAGACGAAACTCCAATAGAGCCAGTAACACTATCTCAACCAACTTCGGGAATCTTGAGAAAAGGTTCTAAAGGAATTGAAGTTCGTCAACTTCAAGAAAAACTTATATAGTTAGGTTATGATTGCGGCCCAGATGGTGCAGATGGAGATTTTGGAAATAATACTTATGAAGCAGTAAAAAAATTCCAAACTGATTATAAAGTATATCCAATTGACGGTGAAGTTGGTCCGCTTACTGCGGCCGTCCTAAACAAAGCCATCTCAAAAACAGAAGCAATAAAGAAAAATGATATTGTTATGTTTAAAGGAGATGTTTGTTATAATACTGCAATAGCAACTATTGGCGTTCCTGCTAAGCCCGGTAAGGCTCGTGTTACTTTAATTAGTAATAATACAAATACAAAGCATCCATATCACATTATTCATATAGATAATACTTCAAATGTATATGGATGGGTTGATAAAGATACAATTAAGAAAGAGTAAGTGTTAAAACCACTTACTCTTTTGTTTTACTGGCCTTTTCTTTTTATGCGGCTCTTTCATCCAAAGAAGAATATCTTTTGCTCGCGTAGCCCCAACATAATTTACACGACAAGTTTCATCACCGCCCCAATTTTTCGGTTTCCATGCAGCAACATTAGGAAATTCAAGTCCTTTTGCACTCCAATATGTCAACACTTTTACACAGTTGGAATTCATCATTTCTTCAAGTTGATCTTTTGTTACTTCGCCTTGCCTAAAAGAAACAGACGGAATACCAAGTGCTTCTAGTTTTTCTCTAATTTCTGCAATTATATCATTTGTTGTACAAAGAACCGCCCAATCTTTAAACTCACCTTGCCGCTGAATCCAATTCTTCAAATTTTCAATTGTTGCTTCTCCTTCCCAAACAGTACCGCCCGGCCGCATAGCAATAGATTTATCAAAAGCATAAGACTCAGACAAAATCTTTTTAGCAAAATTAAGTATATTATTACCATTTCGATAATTTTCATTTAAGTTATAAACAGTTACATCTGGTTGCTCCATAAGTTGATTAAATAACTCTGGATCGCATCCTTTAAAACTATAAATACTTTGGTTATAGTCACCAGCAACAAAAAAAGTAACTGGATTTATCATATCAAAAATAAACTCGTATTCTTCTGGCGAAGTATCTTGAGCTTCATCTAATAGAATATGTCTTATATGTTTAATACACTGTGGATTCTTTTTTACCGCGGCAAATAGTAAATCAAATTTATCATTATCCAAATATGCTTTTGTATCAATTCCATGAGACAGAAGCATGTAATTTGCAAGAGAATGAATTGTACCAATATAAATTCCATCTTTATAATCTCCTGCAAGTCTTTCCTTGAGTTCTTGCGCGGCAAGATTAGTAAAAGTAATAACAGCTATATCTTTTGGGTCTGTTCCATCTTGTAACATTTTACGAACGCGTTCTGTTAATACTCTTGTCTTGCCGGCCGCCGCACTTGCAACAACTACAATATATGGCTCGGTTGCATTTACTATTTCTTTCTGTAGTTTACTAAGTTCCATTTTTATCTCCATTCTTCATATTTAACTATTGTTTTGTTCCGTAAAGATCAATATAAAATGCTTCACGTGAGGATAAATTATCTTTGTCCACTTCTTCGAGGACTTCGAAGGTGTAATTCCAAAGACCATCTTGACCCAAGCGATTATGTAAAGTTGCCCGCGCCGCCCCTTCAAGCCCAATAGCGGTTTTACAATGGTTCTACCAGCGAGTGGCAAAGTCAGTTGTCTTTCCAATGTATGCTTCTCCTGTTTCTTTATAAGTAATTTTATAAATACCACCAATCTTGCGGCCACCAGTTACTCGTTTAATCATTTCTTGACACGGCCGCCGTATATATAATTCCCAAATTAGTTTGGGTATAACATCTCTATTATGTAATTTTAAGTCCATTGACTATAAAACTTTTATATCTTCTTGGTCGTTCTCTGAAACTTGAATAGAATAAAAATCTTCTTTTTCTTTTAATTCTTTTTCTCGAAGAATTGCTTCATTTATAGAATCTTGACGAGCTTTAAAGTCATCTAATTCAGATTGTAATCTAGCTATCTCTATTGACAACTATTCTTTCTTTTCATTATAAGCTATTTCTTCTAACTCTTTTATTCTAGCAAAATGAGCGTCTAAATATCGCTGCCGTTTCTCTCTTTCCTATTCAAATTCAATATCATAAAGTTCTTTTCTATGTTGAAGTTCCGCGGCCAGTCGCCCTTGCTCAGACGCAAGCACCTTATCTGTCGCAGCCTATGCTTCGGCCGCTCTCTCAATAAAAGCTTTTCGTTTTTCTTCAAGCTGCTCTAAATTTTCTCCTAAAGATTTTCTAGACTTACAGTACAATTCATAAGTCTATTTTTCTTTTAAAGTTAATTCTTCTATATATTTCTTATGCTTTTCTGCCGCTTCTTCAACTGTTAATTTTTCTTTTTTAATACCAATTATAAATAAAATTAAACCAATAATAAATATTCCAATACTTACATATAAATACCACATACTCCTTTCACTCCAAAAAAATATACATAGATTTTTCCATCTATGTATATTATATCACAATTCTATTTAATTGTCAATTTTTAATTCGCTTTCATCTTCAACAATTTCCCAACACATTACTTCATTATATAAACTATCAATCCAAGTATTACCACCCATATCATGATAATCATTATACAATTTCATAAAAGCTTTTTTATCGCAATCTAAAATCTTCTTAAACGGACGATATTTATAATAAAGACGATTCATATTATATCGCATTAAATCCATCTAAGAAGTATTTAATAAATCAACAGACTTCTAAATCTTATCAAAGTTGTGTTGCTAATCAAGAACTAAACCTTTTATTTCTTCCAAAGAATCAATTATATCTTCTTGATTTGTCTTAACTATTTCTGGTACTTTTTTACTTACAATTTCTTCTACCCGACGCTATTCCGCAGATTGCGCGCGACCATGGAGATCATCTACTGGCTTTTTTAAAAAGCCATAAATGTTTTTTAATGCTAATATAAATGCACTTACAAGTATAATAACATTGCAGATCTCCTATAAATTTAAACCACTGAACATTTTTAATCCCTCACATAAAATTAGGGCTTAACGCCCTTTAAATATTCTCGATATATTATATCGTTATGCCACTTCGATTGTACCAGATGATGTGGCTATAAAATATCTGATAGAGTATTTGTGTTTGGAAAATCCCATTCAGGAACTCGATATAGTTTTATTTTATGTGAAAGAGCAAAACTGTTTTTAAGTCTATCATTCTATTGTGCATGAGTAAAATCAGTTTTACTTTTATGAAATTTAGGTACTAATTTGAAGTGAAGCATTGAATCAACTTCAACAAGAATACCTAAATCTGGTAAATAAAAATCGTATCTTAAAATTCCACTTTTTAATTCTGGAAAAGTCTTTTCTCTAACATATCTAACTCCAGCAGATATAAAGATCCTTTCAAATTTATCTTCTATCTTACTCATATATTAAAGTAAAATTTAAGATACGATATTACAGTTTTTAGAGAGATCTGAGTTGTTCAATACTACATTCACGCCAAGGTTTATCTGGCCGCCAGCCCAACATTTTTCCATGACGAAGTGCGCCATCTGGTGTTAACTGCATCGCGCCAACTTCGATTACACGATGAATATAATCTTTATAATTTGCTTTTACTTCATCAGTTAATCCGCTTAGATAACCAATACCAACTTCTTTATCTCCATCCATTACACCAATTTCCAGACTGCCAGCCCAGCCATTATAATATGGTTTTGTAACTGCGGTATAAGTTTTATTTTCATGAACAACGTCAAAGTAATGACTACCAATTGGAATACGTTCATCTGTGTATGCATCAACCCAATATTGCCAATTTTCAATCTCTTTTCCATTATACAACTTTGTTGGTGCCATAGCCTTACCAGTAAAGAAACAATCAATTGACTCTTTTAGCTCTTTCTTAATCTTGAGACTTACACGTGCGGGCGTCCGTTTAAAATACACTGGAGCGTCTTTACGCATAATTACAATGCCTTCACGACCAGATGCAAGATAATCTTGAAGCTTATTCCAAAGCTCTTCACCTTCATAGTAAGTTGCCCATTCAATATAATCACATTTAAAATAATCAGAATTGCATGAAAGATTACTAAGGAATTTTACGCGATCTTCGAAAGAAGTCTTAGTAAAATCTACTCCCATATAAGCCATCACGTCAAAAATATAAAAATGAAGCTTCTGGCCTTTTTCTTGCCGCGCAATACACTTCTCTTTCAAACACCCAAGCAAACTCGTAATCTTCTGACTACCTTCATTACCGGGCAGATAACATTCAGATAATAGAACAGTACCATTAGGCAATTTATCCATAAACTCTTGAAGCTGTGGCACCCATTCAATCTTGTTAACTGCTTCACCTTTTACATTTTTACTGCGCGCGACCATAAAACAGTTACCATCTTCATCTTTAATAAGACGTTCATAGTATCCATCCACTTTACAAGCACCCAAGAAGTCATTTGAAAAAACCATATTATGAGCTTCTTGTTTTCGCTTTTCTTCTGGTGTCACCGCGGTAAAACTCCAATAACGCATAGCTTCCGCATTAATCCAATCTATCCCTGCTACGTATCCCTTCATTTAATTTCTCCAATTCTCTCTTAATATCATTAAGTTCACTAGCAATATCTTTTAAATATGTTAAACTAAAATATGGCCAAAGCATAAAACAAATAAAAACCAAGGCAAATAAACTAACTACAACATAATCAAAAGTATTCATTATATATATATTATACCCCAAAATTAACTAAAAAGCGAATTTACAAAACGCTTAGCTTCTTCATATAACTTAGTTAAATCACCATCATTATTAACAGTCCAATCATACTCATAATTAAATACATTTTCATCTGCATGATTTGAAGTCTCTACTTCTTCATCACCTGGCCGCCGAATAAGTAAAGTAGTAGCATTTAATTTATTTTTCAACTTCTCAATATGCTCTGGCTCTCTATCATCAACAAATAAAATATGTGGGTGATCCCCAACATTATAATAAGCCAAATCATCTTCCCAACCTTGCAAATAAAGAAGAATATCATTCATTGGCATATTATTATACTCAGTGAATATATCTTTCAAATCACTAAGTAATTTGCGGCCAGCCGCGTCTTTAACTCCATCCCAGCCACCTTCCTTAGCAATTTCTTTTATTCTATCAACAGTAGAACGTTTATTGCAATATGCATTACCAACAACTCTACCGCACAT